GTGCGTCGCCTTTTTTCCCTCCGATAGGTCGCGTTCTAGGCTGGCTACGCTAAGCGACTGCTGGTTACGCTGGGGTTGCGCCTGGTTGACGGGGGGTTGCGGGGGCTCCCGGCGTGCTTGCCGGGGGATTGTCCCAGGTCAGGGATAGGTTACGGGGCATGGATCTGCGGCCCTGCGGGACGAAGGCGGCCTACAACCGGCATCTGATCGCCGGGGAGCGGTGTGGTGTCTGCTCGGCTGCTGCCAGGGCAGGCAGGCGGACCGCCGCGTGCTCACGGTGCGGGGAGCCGGTGATCAGGTCGAAGTCCTCACGGCTGGAGATCCTGTGCCACCAGTGCCGGCGTGAAGGGGCCTATCAGGAGGACCGGGCCTGTGCCTGGCCGGCCTGCTCGGTGGTGTTCAAGGCGCTGCCTGCCTCCCGGAAGCGGTACTGCTCGCGACGGTGCGCGGGGCTCGGGACGGCGCACGCTCACGGGTGGGAGGAGGACCCGGCTGGCCCTCGGCCGCGGAGGTCCTCGGCTTTCCGGGGGTATGGCCCGGAGCACGTGGCGATCCGGGAGAACTGGCGGCTGGCGGTCGAGGCCGGCCACGCAGACTGCTGTGAGCCGGTGTGCGGGATGGCATCCCGGTGGATCGAGCCAGGCACGGCCTGGGACCTGTCCCATGACCGGGCTTCGGGCGGGTGGCTGGGCCCGTCTCATGCGGCATGTAACCGGGCTGAGGCCGCGCGGTGGCGCAACAGCCGGGCTGCGGGTGACCGGCCGCCGTTCCCGCGTGGGTTCCTGATCGAGCACGGATACTGGTCACCTCGGGCTGCCTGATCGGTTCGGTGCTCCTGTTAGGGCATGATCTACGTCAGGGGGCTGGTCACTGCCGTGTGGACGGAGGTCCGGGTGCCTGCATCTAGGGCTGATCAGGGACGTGTGGCTGAGCGGAGGCGCAGGCTCCTGGACGCTTTGGCGTCGGGGATGAGCATGGAGCAGGTCGCCGCGCAGGAGTCTGATGAGTGGTTCGGGGATTATCACGGTTCACCGGGTCAGGTGGCGCAGGACGCTAGGCGGGCGCTGGCGGCGAAAGCAGAGCGGGAGTCCCTGATCTCTGATCACCTGGTGGAGCTGGAGCTGCTGCGCCTGGGGAGGACGGAGGCCCGGCTGAACGCGGCCCTGTTGTCGGCGGCGCGGCGGGATAACACGCAGCAGGTCGTGCAGACCGCGCAGGCCCTCGTCGGCCTGTCGAGGCGGCGGGCGTCGTTGCTGGGCCTGGATAAGGACAAGGCGGGTGCCCGGAGGCCACCGGCTCCGGCGGGGAGGGACGGCGGGGATGAGCTGTCCAAGCGGCGGAAGGACCGGCGGGCCGGTTTGCCGAGAGCGCAGGCCCGCAGTGAGTGACCCGGCCGGCCGGTGACTGTCCTGCTCGACCGGCAGGAGATCCCGCCCGGGTGGCTGTGTGACCCGTGGGCGGACCTGCCGCCGGAGTTCGCCGCTTACGCGCCCCTGGTCCCGGCGGGGGTCCCGGTGGACTCGCCGCTGTTCGGCCCGCAACGGCCCAACCTGTTCACCTGCCCCGCGTGGGCTTCCAGCGCGGGGCCGGAGTGCATCGACCTGGCCGCCGAGGTTGGCCTGTTCCTGGACCCGTGGGAGGCGTGGTTCCTGATCCACGCGCTCGGGGAGACCGAGGCCGGCAAGTGGGCGTCCTTCGCGGTCAAGATCCTCGTTTCGAGGCAGAACGGGAAAGGGGCCATCCTGGAGGCGCGGGAGCTGGGCGGCCTGTTCGCCTTCGGCGAGGAGCTGATGATCCACTCGGCGCACAGGTTCAACACCTGTGACCTGGCTTACAAGCGGCTGCTATCGCGGGTGGAGTCGTGTGACTGGATGCGGCGGCGGATCGCCCGCACCCCGGCCTCCCACGGAGAGGAGGGCATCGAGCTGTTCGCCACGCCGACGATCATCACCGGGCCCGGCGGCCGCCAGGTCACCCTGTCGCGGACGCCGACACTCAGGTTCCTGGCTAGGTCGGGGCAGGCCGCCCGGGGGTTCACTGGTGACTACGTGGCCTATGACGAGGACATGTATCTGGACTCCGCGGACGTGGCCGCGTCCCTGCCGACAACGTCGGCGCGGGTGAATGAGACGGAGGCGGGCCCGCAGGTGTGGTACGCCGGCTCCGGCGGGCTCGGCCGCCCGTCCACGCAGCTGGCCCGGGTGCGGCGGCGGGGAATCCAGGGCGGCACCTCGCTGTGCTTCGGTGAATGGTCGGTGGTCCTCCATGATGAGTACTGCGTGACCGGGTGCCAGGACCCGGCCCACAGTTCCCCGGAGGACCCGGAGACGATCGCCGCGGCGAACCCGGGGCTGGGGATCCGGCTCACCCTGGAGCAGTCCTACAAGGAACGGGATGAGCTGGGTGACAAGTGGCCGCAGGAACGCCTCGGGGTGGGCACCTACCCGGCGCAGGAGGACGGCTGGTCGGTGATCTCCAAACGCCGGTATGAGGAGCAGATCGACCCGGAAGCGCGGCGGCCGGGGTCGGTGGTGTTCGGCCTGGACGTGTCACCGCAGCGGGAGACCTGCTCGATCGGGTTGTGCGGGATGCGGCCGGATGACCGGCGCGGGGTGGAGGTAGCTGACCGCAGGCGCGGCACCGGGTGGGCCGTTCAGGCCGCTACCCGGCTAGACCGGGAGCACGGCCCGACGAAGTGGGTCGTGGACCCCAGGACGGACGCGGGGTCTTTGATCACTGACCTGGAGGACGCGGGCCTGGACGTGGAGCAGATCCGCGCCCGTGACGCGGCGCAGGCGTTCGGGATGATCTACGACGGGTGGCGGGACAACGACCTGGCCTACCTGGATGACCCGGACCTGCGCCGGGCTGTCGCCGGCGCGGACATGCGCAAATTGGCGGAGGGGTTCGCGTGGGACCGGGTGAATGCGACGGTGGACCTGTCGCCCCTGGTGGCGGTGACCCTGGCCTACTGGGGTCATAAGAAGTTCGGCGGCGGGTCAGACTATGACGCACGCGACTCGGTGGGGTACGGGCCTGCGGAGGTTGCCCGCCTGTACCATCTGGGGATATACGGGCCGGCCGATCTTCTGCGGCTTGCGAGCGCCGGGATCATCCGTGCGGCTGACCTGGGACCGATCTCGGCCGCCGGAGTCCCGATCCCTGCTGGGATCGTCGTGAGCGATTAGGAGGGCCGTTGTGGCCCTGGACCACCCCGTTGTACCCGTTGCCGGGGATCGCGCCCCGGGTGTCAATCAATGGTTGACAGCTAAGGCCCTGCCTGCGGTGAGGGGCCTGGTGACCAAGGCCCGGGGGTGGCGGCTGCACAGGGCTGCTCCTGGGGCCGCGGGTGCCCTGGGCCTGTCCGTCGCTGTTGGGGGATTGGCGGGGCACCTGTGGGCCGGGACCGGCGCCTGGGTCGCCTTGGGGGCCGGGTCGCTGTTCCTGCTGCGCCTAGATTCTAGGATCTAGGCGTGGGTGTGTTCGCCGGGTCCAGGACGATCACCGGCAAGCAGGTGCGGGAGGACTCGACCAGCCTCGGCGGCACCGGCGGGTCAACCGGGATGTGGGGGATCTCCTCCGCACTGGACCTGATCCCGACGAGGCCCTTCCAGAAACTCGGGCCCACGGTCACCCAGGACACTGCGATGCGGCACTCCGCGGTGTGGGCGTGCCTGAGGTTGCGGGCGAACCTCCTCTCGACCCTGCCCCTGGATGCGTTCCGGAACGTCGGCCCCACGCAGGTGATGCTCGGGTACACCCCGCCGATCCTGGACCAGCCCGGCGGGCCGCTGCTGTCCTACCCCGGCGGGCCGAAGGTCGAGATTGAGGAATACCTGTACTCCTCGCAGGTGGACCTGGACCGGGCCGGGAACCACATCGCGGTGATCGCGGAGGTCAACGGGTACGGGCAGCCGTCCTACCTGGAGGCTGCCCCCAGCACGGAATGCTCGGTGCTGGTCCGCGGGGGGAAGCTATGGAAATACCGGATCGCCGGCAAACTGTATGACCCGGGGATGATCTGGCACGAACGGCAGTACACCTCCTCCGGCCTGTATGTGGGCCTGTCCCCCGTCGCTTATGCGGCGTGGGCGATCGGCGAATACTTGAACGTGCAGGAGTTCGCGACGAACTGGTTCGCCCAGGGCGGGGTGCCGAAGGCCCGGTTGAAAAACACGGCCAAGACGTTGAACACGATTGAGGCAGCGGTGGTCAAGGAGTCCTGGCGGGCCTCCATCTCCGCTGGGGAGCCGTTCGTGCACGGGTCCGATTGGGATTATGAGATGATCCAGGCCGACCAGGCGTCCCGGGACTGGCTGGACGCCAAAGCCGCCAGCATCCCGGACGTGGCCCGGTTTTTCGATGTGCCGGTGGACATGATCGACGGCACCCCCTCCGGTGCTAGGACCGGCCGCACTGACATGACGTATGCGAACATCGGCCAGCGGAACGCGCAACTTCTGGTCCTCAACCTGGGCCCGTCGATGGTCCGCCGGGAGAAAGCATGGTCCAGGCTCCTCCCGCAGCCGCAGTACTGCCAGTTCCGCCCCGATGCCCTGTTCCGCCTGGACCCCCTGGCCAAGGCCACGTTGCACCAGATCCGCATCACCTCCCGCACCCTCGCCCCCTCGGAGGCCCGGGCGGACTGGAACCTGCCGCCGTTCACCGACGCGCAGTATGAGGAGTTCGACCACTTCTGGCCGGCGACGGGGAACATCGCCGGTGAGGGACCCGTCCCCGAGGGCGAGAGTGAGCCCGCGGACCCGACCGCTGACACCACCGACGTAGACCCCGAGCTGGCCGCTGCCGCTGCTGCCGTGCTCGGCCAGCACCGCCGCCACCTGGCCCTCAACGGGCACCACCTTAGGAAGGAACTGACCCGATGACCATGAGCGCGGAAGGGACCCGCGCGGAGGCCCTGCACTTCCGCGCCGACGTTGACAACTCACCCTGGGACGCCGCGGCGGCCCTGGCCAAGTGCAAGACCGCGTCGGATTTCCGGTCGGTGTGCGCTGCGGAGAAGACCAACGACTCTGACCCGGCGACCGCCGCGCACTGGGCGCTGCCGCACCACTCCTCTCCCGGTGGGCCGCCGAACAAGTCCGGCACGTCCAAAGCCCTCGGCCGGGTGGATCAGACCGATGACATCGACCGGGGCAAGGCCCGGGCGCACCTGGAAGCGCACGCCGCGGCGTGGGGCGGCGGGCAGTCCTCCCAGCTCGCCCCCGAGCATGTGCGGGGGCTGCGCGCGGAACAGTTCGGCGGGCAGCGCAGGTTCCGCCCCAGCGACGGTGCCCGCCTGGCCACATTCGGCGGCCAGTTCCGCCATGAACTAGTCGTCGTCAACGGCAAGGAACTGGTGCAGCTCGACGGGTACGCATCAGTGGTTGAGCAGGAATACGAGATGTGGGATATGTTCGGCCCCTACGGAGAGACCGTCGCCGGCGAGGCGTTCGACCGGACCCTAGGCTCCGCACCTGACGTGGCGTTCCTGACCAACCACAAGGGCGTCACGATGGCCCGCTCCGGCGGGGCGAACCCGACCCTGACCCTAGACTCCGACCCCAGGGGCCTGCACGCGCAGGCACTGGTCAACCCGAAGCGCAACGACGTGCACGACCTCCTGCTGGCCATTGACGATGAGAACGTAACCGAGATGTCGTTCGCGTTCCGCATCGAGGACTGGGAGTGGGACGAGGATTACATGCACGTCCGGATCCTGGAGGTCGATATCGACCGCGGGGACGTGTCGGCGGTGAACTTCGGCGCCAACCCGTACACGTCGATCGCCGCCAGGACGCAGGAGTTCATGGCGCTGCTGCCGCACCTGACCGAAGGCGCAGGCCGTGCCGCGCTGGACCGGCTCGCTGCCCGGTACGGGGTGCCCGCGGCGACGATCACCCGGGCCACCACCGAGGCGGCCGCTGGGCGGCGCACAGGCCAGGACCAGGTGCCGGCGTTGCGCGGCGGCCGGTCGGTCAACCTGGTGGAAAGGTTGCAAGACCTGAACGGTTAGGCCCTCTGCGGCGCGTCCCTGGACGCGGTGGCGCGCCGCAGAGCCGGGCGCGTCCTTGTGACTGTGCTGATCATAGATCGTGGTACTGTCCGAACTACCTAGCCCCGTGACCGTGCCGGGGGCTTGGCAGGCGTGGGAGATCAGACCCGTTTAAGCGCCGGGCAATCAGGCCAAATGCATCACGCCGCCAAGCGGAGATCAGACCGGGACAGCGGCCAGCCAACCAACCGCCACAGGATCGCGGGAGCTGTCCCCATGCCTATTGCCATTGACGACCTGATCACTTCGATTGAGGTCGAGTACGAGCAGACCGAACGGGCCATAGCCAAGGCCGCCGCTGAAGTGAAGTACGTCCTCGCCCAGGCCCGCGAGCAGGGCCGGCCGAACCTCACCGAGGAGGAGGACTCGCACGTAGAGGACCTGTTCGCCGCGCAGGACCGGGGCAAGAAGGCCCTCACCGGGATTGAACGGAAGCTGAACCAGGCCCGCCGTGCCAAGGCCGACGAGCTGACCGCACGGGAGACCTCGGAGGAGCGCGAAGCGAACCCGCTGGCCTCCAGGGTGATGCCCGCCGACCGGGACAAGACCCGGCAGGTCGCCTCGGTGGCCGTAGGCCGCAACGAGCGCACCTACCGCCCCGACACCGACAAGCGGGGCATCAGGTTCCTTCAGGACGTGTCCCGGGCGTTCCTGTTCGGCGACGTGGAGTCCCAGCACCGCCTGTCCTCCCACATGCAGGAGGAGCGGATCGACCGCGGCGCGAAGTACTTCGAGCGGGCCGCCGGCGACTCCACCACCGCGAACTGGGCCGGCCTCACCGTCCCCCAGTACCTCACCGACATGTACGCACCAGCGGTGGCCGCGCTGCGGCCGTTCGCCGACGTGTGCAACAAGCACGACCTGCCGCCCAACGGGATGACGGTCAACATTTCGCTGATCACCACCCCGTCGCAGGTCGGTGCCCAGCCCACCGGCGAACTGAACGCGGTCCTGGCCCAGTCGATTGACGACACGCTGCTGACCGAGAACGTGCAGACCGCAGCCGGGCAGGTGACCCTGTCCCGGCAGGCGATCGACCGGGGCACCGGCATCGAAGAGGTCACGATGCAGGACCTTTTCCGCCGGTACGCCACGAACCTGGACAACACCCTGGTCAACCAGGCCACCACCGGCCTGTCCGCGCTGGCAGTGGCGAACACCTACAACGGGTCGTTCGCGATCAACACCGCCTACTCCAAGATCATGGGTGCCGCGTCCGGTGTCGAGGCGGCCCTGCTCGCGCAGGCCACCCCGTCGCACGTGATCATGTACTCCTCCCGGTGGTGGAACCTCGCCGCGCAGGTCGGCACGAACTTCCCGTTCATCAACGTCATGGGCCCGCAGTACCCGTGGTCCGGTGGCGTGATGAACCCCGAAGGGTCCTACGCCGGGCCCGTGCGCGGGGTGCTCCCCTCAGGGCTCAAGGTCATCGCGGACAACAACGTGCCCAACAACCTGGGCGCCTCCACCAACCAGGACGAGATGTACGTCGTCGCCGCCGACGAGTGCCACCTGTGGGAAGATCCAGATGCCCCAGTTTTCATTCGCGCGGAACAGCCGAAGGCTGCTTCCCTCGGGGTGTTGCTGGTCCTCTACGGGTATTTCGCGTACACCTTCCGGCGCTACGCCAACGCTGTGCAAAAAGTCAACGGGACCGCGCTGACCACCCCGTCCTTCTGATCCCTGCTGCACCGTCACAAAGCTACGGAGTAGCAGGCGTGAGGATCGTCCGCGCGTGGCCGGAGCACCCGCCGGCTGGCCGTCCGCATGTGGTGGACGGCTGGCCGCGGGTGCCCGTGGACGACTACGACTACCGGGCCCTAGCCGGCCAGGGCGATGTGATCTGCATGGACTGGGACACCGCCGTGGGCCTGGAGGACCTGACCCGGTTCGCCCGGGAAGCCGCCGCGGCCGGGGGCAACGCCCTGGTCGCGCCGGTCCGCACCTACTACGGGCCAAGGCCGGGGCAGTGGAATCTGACCTGGGCTGACGGGCGGATCGTCGGTGAGCATGAGCGGCCGGCGATGGCGTTCGGGTTCGGGTTCGGCCTGGTGTACCTGCCGCATCACCTGATCGCCTCCTACATCGAGGCGCACCCGGGGGAGCGGCTGACCGACCCGGTGTTTTCAAGCTGGCACTTGGAGGCCACCGGTAGGGGGGTGCGGGTGTGCTGGTCGGTGCGGCCGGTGCACCTGCACTACCCCGCCGCCATCAGCGGGCACCTACAGGAGGCGCAGTCCGATGCCGCTTGACCGAGACGAGCAGGACAACATCCGGGAGCAGTTCGCCGGGGACCCGAGGGCCGGGCAGGTGGAGCAGGCCGCCGCTGAGCGGGCCGCCCTGGCCGAGCATGACCAGGACACCGCCGGGCCGGACAAGCGGCTGGAGGGGTTCGGGTACAAGACGCAGGCGCAGCAGGCCGAGGAGCGTAAGGCCGCGGCGGAGAAGCGCCGGGAGGCCGCCAAGAAGGACGACGGCGGCAAGGACGACAAGGGGCCTGCGCCGGCGAAGACCGGCGCCCGTGACCGTTCCACCCGCGGGAGCTGACCTGCCATGTACACGGTGACTTGCCCGGCCTCCGGGCTGTCGGTGGTGGTGGCGTGCGCCTGCGATCAGGTAGGCCACGACCCGGCCGCAGCCGGCGCGCATCATGACCGGTGCCAGATGTCGAACCTGACCGCCAACCTGACCTGCCCGCCCTCGGCCGGGTGCTGCGCCGAGGACCATGATCATGAGGCCACGGCGAACGCCTGCCCCGGCGCCCACGACGGGCAGGAATGCCCGGCCGGGACTGACTGCCTGGTGTTCACCCCGGCCGGGGAGGACTGCCCCGGCGGTCACTGTCACAAGGATGTTGACGGGTGCACCGTCTGCCATCCGGTGATCATCACCGCTGGCATGGGTGCCGCGGTGCTGCGGCCGGCGGTGTCGGCATGAGGGCGGCGTGGCGGGCGTACCGGCTGGCCACGTCGGCGACGGTCCTCTGGGCGTTCCTCATGCTCGGTGCCGCGCTCGATCAGGCCATCGCCCAGAAGGTCATGGCGTCGATCACGTCGGCGACGGCGTTTACGACGCTGACCACCGGGTTTAAGATCCGGCTGGATTCGGGCACGTCGACCGCGGCGGCGGCCGGGACCGAGATCACCGGCTCGGGGTACACCGCTGGGGGGCAGACGTCGACAGCGCCGTTCGCGTCGACTGCGACCACGGCCAACCCGTCGATCGTGACGATCCCGCACACGGCGATCCTCACCTGGACCAACGCTTCGGGCGGGAACTGGTCTATCCAGTCCCTTGACCTGTCCGACGGGGCGGCGGTGCGGACTATGTTCGGCAACTGGAACGGTGCCCCCGTGGTCGTGGCGAACGGAAACACGTTCCAAGTGGCGCTAGACGCGATCTCGGCGCAGGGCGGCTGACATGGCCCAGGTGTGGCGGTTCCCCTGCACGCCGCTCGTGGACGCGGCAGGTGTCGCGGTCACCGCCGCCGCTTTGACCGGCTCCGGTATCGCGGAACTGCCGCAGGTGCCGTCGTCGGTGCTGGTCAAAGGCGCTCACCTGTCGCTGCACGCCAACTTTGAGGTCACCTCCACCTCCGCGACCCCGACAGTCGTGATGTCGTTCTACGCCGGCGCGGTCGGGTCGGTCATCGGGTCGAAGATCCTTATCGCCGCGTCACCCGCCTTGGTGATCAACGTCGCGGCGACATCGTGGCCGGGCATCATGAAATGGGACGGAAGGTTCAGCACCCTCTCGCCCACGGCTGGGGTGCTCCACGGGTCGGGTGCGGTCAAGTCGGGGTTCTCCGCGGCGGGCGGGCTGGCGGCGCAGTTGCAGGAGTTCCCCTTGCCGATCACGCTGGCGCTGCGGACCGTCTCGACGTTCAACACGTCGGTCCCGCTGGAGATCGACGTGGGCGTGACCCTGTCGTCGGTCACCGGCACCCCGTCTGTCCTGATCACGGACCTTTTCGCTGAACTGAGCGGCTGACCCGGCCAGGAGGCGGTGAGCCCGCATGGCCGCCAGTGTCCGCAGCACCTCCACCTACGCCTCGGCGGCCAGTGACACGTCGGTAGCTGCCGTGCTGCCGTCCGGGTGGCAGCCCGGCGACGTCTGCTACGTCTTCGGCGAACTCCGCGCGGCCTCTGGCACGCTATCCACGTCCACCCCCGGGTGGACGACCCTGGTCGCGTCGTTCGCCTGCGCGGCGTCCACGTCGTCGTCGATGGCCCTGTTCCGCCGGGTGCTGCAGGCCGGGGACACGGCTGGGCCGACGGTCACCTGCACGTCGGGGCGGCTGTGCCTGGTCTCGGTAGCCGTGCAGGGCGCGGACAACGGCACGCCCGAGGACGGCGTGACCGTCCTGTCGAACAACGGCGGGGCTGGCGCGCAAACCTCCGTACCAGGGTCGGCGATCACCCCGAACGGGGCCGCGGACCTGCTGCTGTGCGGGTACGGCTGCGGCGACGCGGTCACCGCGAACACGGGCATCAGCTTCGGCACCCCTTCGGGGATGACGATCGCCGCGCAGACCGCGAGCACCCTGGCCGCGTCGACCGACGCCGGGCTGATGGTGGCCAGCCAGCAGCTGGCGTCGAGCGCGCAGGTGACGCCGGCGTCCAGCGCGGTGACTACGTCGCCTGCGAATAATGCGGTAGATGTCCAGTCGGTCACCCTGGTAGTCCTCCCGGCCGCTGCGTCAGCCACAAGCCCTGCGCCGTTGCCGCCGGTGATGTTCCCGCCGCTGTCGCGGATGTTCGGCCCTAACCCGCCGTTCGCCGTGGCGGCGCAGACGCCTGCCCCGGCCACGGTCAGCACCCAGCAGGGCACCGTCACGCTGGCCGCCGGCACGTCACTGACCGCGCCCGCCGTCCAGTTGGCGCCGGCGACCCTGCTGCCCGCTGCTGCCCTGTCAGCGCCTGCAGCCGCCGAACTGGCCCCGGCGACCCTGGCCGCGCTCGCGTCGGTCACCGCGCCGGTCAGCACCGAACTGGTCACCGCGACGCTCGCCGTCCTGGCATCGCTCACATCCCCCGTGGTCGAGATCCCGGCTGCGGTGACGCTGGGCGCCGGGTTCACGGTCACCAGTCCTGGGGGGCTGGCGTCCCCGGCGTCGCTGATCGTCGCGGGTGCTTTGGCCGCGTCTGGTGGCGGCCCGTCCGGTGCGACCCTGGCCGGCGGGTTCACCCTCACCGACACCGGCATCCTGCTCGCCCCCGCCACCCTGGCCGCTGCCTGGTCACTGACCTCCCCCGTGGTGCAACTGGCCCCGGCGGCCCTGGCCGCTGCCTGGTCACTGACCGACACGGCTGTGCTGCTCGCTCCCGCGTCCCTGATCGCTACTGCGGCCCTTGGGGCACCGGCCGTGATCCAGCAGGCCATCGCGTCCCTGACAGCCGCAGTGTCGCTCACCGCACTGCTGAGCAGGCAACTAGCCCCCGCTACCCTGGGCGCCGGGTTCACCGTGACCGACGCAGTAGTGCAGCTCGCCGTCGCGACCTTGACCGCTGCTGCGTCCCTCGCCGGGGGAACCGGGGCGGCGGGTGCCGCCACCTTGACCGCGGCCTGGACTGTCAACACGCCGTTGACAGTCCAGGCCGCGCCAGCGGTCCTGGCTGCCCTGGCCTCCCTCGGCATCCCCGCGTCCCGCGTGGCCGCCGTAGCGGTCCTGGCCCCGGCCTGGGCCATGACCGGGCAGGGGAAGCAGATCGCCCCCGCCACGCTGCTGCTCGCAGTGTCGCTCACCGCTGCGGCCGGCGGCCCCGTTACAGTGATCTATGGAACCGCGACGATAGGCGCGGGACCGCTTCCCGGCGCAGTGCCAGGCGCCGGGCCAGCCCCCGGGCAACCAGGGGCCCTGGTCACCGGCGCAGCACCGGGGAGCGGCCGCACCATCGCTGTGACTGCCGGCGCAGGTTCCTCCGATGTGGTTATCCCCGGAGGACCGCTGTGAGCCTGGACGTTGGCACCGTCTACACCGCCACCCTGGCGCTGACGGACGCGACGACAGGTGCCCCGGTGAACCCGGTCACAGCGGTGCTGACGGTGACCAACCCGGACCAGACCGTCTACGTGTCCGGGGTCGGCCCGAACCCGCCGGTCACCCTGCCACCCGCGGCGACCGGGCTGCTCATCTACCCGTACACGCTGGGGCAGGAGGGGCTGACCAAGTTCGCCTGGTCCGGGACCCTGTCTGGCGGGGCGGCGTTCCCGCCGAAGGTGGACTACATCAATGCCCGGTCGTTCCGGTCGGCGGTGTCCCTGGCCGAGACCACGGACCACCTCGGGGTCACTGACCCGGCGAGGACTGAGCGGATCCGGTCGCTGATGGGGACCGCCACCGCGTATGCGGAGCGGATCGTCGGCACCCTGGTCCCGAGGGTGTTCACCAACGACTGGATCCCGGGTGCTTACCGGCCGATCATCCGGCTCCCCCACGGGCCCGCGCTGAACGACCAGGCGGTGACCGCGATCGCCTCGGTCTATCCCAACGGGCCGTCCTGGTCGCTGGCCAACGGCGACTTCGTGGTCAACCCGTACCCCGGGACGGTGTACCTCAGGTCGCTCCTCGACTGGTGGTACGGGCCGTGGCACGCCACCTACACCGCCGGTGTGAGCATCGTCCACGAGGACATCGCTGAGGCGATCCTGGAGATCATCCGGGACCTGTACACGCCGGCGCGGGGCCTGTCGGTGGACATCGCGGAGCAGGCATCAGAGCAGTTGGCGATGCCGCCGTTCTACCACGCACCACCCCGGGCGCAGATGCTCCTGGACCAGCACAAACTGCCCGGGTTCGCCTGAGGAGAGAGGGACCAAGCCATGACGAACACGCAGATCAAGGTCCTCCCCGGCGGGATCGCACCGCCGACCGGCCTGGCCGTGGGAGCTGCTGTCGGCGGTGGCACGTTCGCCGCCGCGACGTATTTCTGGAAGATCACTTACCACGGGGTCAACGGCGAGTCGCAGGGGTCGAATGAGGCTACCGTGGCGATCGCCCTGAACGGGTCCGCGAACCTGACCTGGACCGCGCCGCCGGCGTCGGCCCGGTGCGTGGGGATCCGCATCTACCGGGGCACCGTCACCAACACTGAGAATGTCCTGGTCGCGGAGGTCCTGCCGAATACGACGGCGTTCACCGACACCAACCTGGGCGCGGCCGGGACACCACCGGCGACTACGTCGTTTACCACGATCAACAGTGACTCGGCGGCGCGGACGCTGAAAACGCATGCCGCTATGGCCGGTTTGACCGGCGGGCAGCTCAACCAGGTCCTCCGCGGGGTCAACTACTGGCACAACCAGCCGGCCAACCCGACCGTTGACGGGCAGGCGGCCAAGATCCTCGCCGCGGTCGGCCTCGGCATCCAGGAGGTCTAAACCAGTGGCGACACAGATCAAGCCCAAGTCCTCAGGGTCGTTTACGACGATCACCGTGGACACTGCTAACCGCACGTCGGACGCCTCCACCGGGATGCCCGCCACCGGGCAGGCCAACGGCCTGATCCACGCGGCCCTGCGCGCGTGCAACGAGTGGCACAACCAGCCGGCCAACACGACCACCACCGCGCGGGCGCAGAAGATCGCCAGCGCCGCCGGCATCACCATCCAGGAGGTCTAAACCTGTGAAGTCCGCGCTGCCCGCCGCGATCACCGCCCTGCTGGCACTCCTGCCCGCATGGCAGGACCTCGCGGGTGTGGACATCAGGGACGCACTCCAGGTCCCTGATGAGTCCAAGGGCAGCGCGATCTTCATCGGGGACACCCAGGCTATTGATGCGAACAACCAGCCGATTGACACCGCCGCCGACTACATAGCGGACCTCGCCGGGCTCGGCGGGCGGGAGCGGGAAACGTTCTCGATCCACTGCTCCGCAGCCGTGCTGGACACCAACTCCAACTACGCCGCGGCCCGTGCCGCGGTGACCGCACTGCGTGACGCAGTGGGGTCCTGCCTCGCCGTGCACATGGACCTCGGCGGGGCTATCCAGGGCAAGGCCCGGCTCGGCGCCGGGGGCCTGCGGTATGTCCGCCTCGATGTCGGGATCAAGGCGGTCCTCCTGTTCGACGTGGACGTTGACGCGTTCACCACTTAGGCCGAAGGAAGGGAACCGATGGCCTCCACCTATGTTGCACAGAGCATCACCCACGCGGGCAGCCAGCCCACCTGGACCGCCCCCGCCGCCTCGGGGGACCAGGCCCCCACCGGGGCGTCCCTCTACCTGGTCGTGTTCAACGGCTCGGTGTCCTCTATCACGGTGACGCTGCCGTTCACCCCGACCTACGACGGGCAGGGTGTGACCTCCCGCACCGTCAGCGTCCCGGCGTCCACCCTGGCCGCGCCGGCGCCGGTGTTCATCCCGTTGCCGGACGGCGTCTACGGGGTCGGGCTGACCGCGGTCAACTACTCCGCCGTCACCACCGTTTCGGTGTTCGTGCTGCGGGTGTCCGCATCATGAGGATCTGGCACCCCGGCCTGGAGGCCGATGGAGGCGAGGCGTTCTCCGATGTGCCGGAGGGCGCGGTCTCGATGATGCGGCAGTCCGGGTGGCTCCTGGCCACCGAACGCGACGGGCACCTGGAGGCGCTGGCCGCGCACCAGGCCCGCGCCGACGAGGAGTCCAAGCCAGGGCGGTCCCGTGCCCGCTCCGATCAGGCCGGCGGCGGAAAGGCCGGCGGCGACAACCCAGAGGGGAGCTGACCACTCATGCCGCCCGCACCACTCACCCCGACGAACAGGTATTTCCCGCCAGCGAAGCGGAAGATTTACTGGCTGACCACCTGCTCCAACTACAACGCCCCCACCAGGGGTGAGCTGAACGCGGGCACCGACCTGTCCGCGGAGATCGCCGCCGTCGCCGGGTTCTCCCTCACGGACAACCCGGTGGACACCCCCGACATGGGGTCCCGGTTCACCTCCCAGGTCCCAGGGCGGCAGACCGCCGCCGGGTCGTCGCTGACGATCTACTGCGACCAGGTGGGCAACGACGCCCGGGCGCTGCTCCTCAACGGGGTCGCCGGGTTCGTGGTGTGCCTGTGGGAAGGCGACACCACCGGGTTTTTCATGGACGTGTTCCCTGCCCGCGTCGATTCACAGGCGATGGACACCACGGTGGATGACCCCGGCCAGTGCGTGTTCTCCTTCACCTGCTCCCGGGTGCCCGCGATCAGGGTCCTGGTCCCCTAGGGTGCCCGCACCGTCGCGGACGGCCTCAGCGTTCGGGCTCCACTCCCTGTCGGGGGTGGAGCTGCGCACGGTCGCGCGGCGGTTGCGGGAGATGGATGAGCCGAGGACGGCGCTGCTGTTCCGCCGGGAGCTGCGGGCGGCCGCGGCACCGATGGTCCCCGCGGTGCGCAGGTCCATTCAGGCGATCCCGGCGAAGACAGGCTCGGTGCGGCGGCAGGGCGGGTCGCTGCGGGCCTCGATGCAGCGGGCCACCAAGTTGTACGTCCGCACGTCCGGCCGGCTGACCGGGGTTGTGATCATGGTCAACGGCCAGTTGATGCCCGCGGGGATGCGGTCCCTCCCCGCGTATGAGGAGGGCACCAAACCACGGTGGCGGCATCCGGTGTTCGGTCACACCGACAGGTGGGTTGCGCAGGCGCCGCACCCGTATTTCTACAACACGGTACGGCCTATGGGCGTGGTTGCCCGGGTGGCCGTAGGGCGGGCGATGTCCCGTGTCAGCGAGGACATCACCGGAGGAAGGAGGGCGTTTTAGATGGGGCTGCTTGGAAGAGATGAGATCCTGACCCACACCGATCTGCCATTCGAGGACGTGTACGTTCCGGAGTGGTCAGGGTCGGTGCGGGTGCGGGGCCTGTCCGGGAAAGACCGGGACGCCTACGAGGCATCCACGGTGATCATGCGCACCGGCAAGGGCGGCCGGCTGGAGCAGGGACGGGACCTGGACAACCTGCGGGCGAAACTGATTGTCCGCTGCCTGGTCGATGACAACGGCGACCGGCTGTTCCACGACGGCGAATACGACACGGTAGGTGCCCTGTCCGGGGCGATCCTGGCCCGCCTGTGGGACACCGCATCCAAACTGTCCGGCCTCGGGGATGAGGACCTGGAGGAGCTGGTGCGGGATTTCGGGTCAACCCCTGGCGGGGGTTCGTCTACTCCCTCGCCCTCGCCCTCGGGTGCCCCGTCGCCGAACTCCTCACCCGGATCTCCTCCCGGGAGCTGACCGGCTGGTACGCCTACCACACCTGGGTCCAGGAGCAGGAAGCCGCCGAGGAGAAGCAGAAACACCAGGGGTCGGGGGGGCTGGGAGGCCCGCCGGTGGCAGCACCAGTGAACATGCGGGGCGCAGGCCCCGCCTAGAGGACGGAAGGGAGGCCCGGTGACGTTCGCCCGCGTGATCTATGACGTGGTAGCCCGTGACGGGGCTTCCCGGACGTTCCGTCACATGGGTGATGAGGCCGGTTACGCCGAGGGGAGGGTGGCCCGGTTCGGGCGGGCGTTCGCCGCGGTCGGCATCGGCATCGGGATCGCCGGGGTGGCGATCGCCGCCGAGGCGGTCCGGATGGGGACCACGTTCCAGGCGGAGATGACCCGCATCCAAACCCAGGCCGGCGCGTCCGCGGGTGCGGTGAAGCAGTTGCAGGGTGAGGTCCTGCGCCTGGCGCAGTCCCACGCGCAGCAAGGCCCCAACGAGCTGGCCATGGCCCTCTACCACCTCAAATCCGTGGGCCTGGACAACGTTCACGCGATGCGGGCCCTGCGGGTCGCCTCAGACCTGGCGGCGGTCGGCGGGTCGAACCTGGAGGATACCACCAGTGCCCTCGCCGGCGCGTGGCGGTCCGGGATCAAGGGCGCCCAGTCGTTCGGCAAGACCGCGGCGACGGTGAACGCGATCATCGGCGCCGGGAACATGCGCATGACCGACTTCATCGCGTCCCTGTCTTCCGGGATCCTCCCGGCAGCCCGCACGTTCCACGTCTCCCTGTCGTCGGTGGGGTCTGCGCTGGCACTGATGACTGACGAGGGCATTCCCGCCGAGGTCGCCGCCACGAGGCTGAGGATGACCCTGTCGCTGATAGGTGCCCCGTCCGCTAAGGCCGCCGGGGCGCTGTCCACCATCGGCCTGCGCGCGGACGACCTGGCCAAGAAGCTGATGCAACCGGGGCCGTCCGGCGGCCTCGTCGGTGCGATCGCACTGCTGAAACAACACCTGGACGCCTCCGGGCAGTCCGCGGTCCAGCAGGCGCAGACGATCGCGCACGCCTTCGGCGGCGGCCGGTCCTCCTCCGCGATCGAGACCCTGCTGAACAACCTCGGCGTGCTGGAGAAGAAGCAGACACAGATCAACAACACCACCGGCAAATACGGGGCCGCGGTCGTCGCGCAACGCAAAACCGCTGAGGCACAGTTCCACCGGCTCTCCTCCATCATCGAGGCGGCCGGTGTGCGGATCGGGCTGGCCCTGTTGCCGCCGGTGACCGCGTTCGTGTCGTTCATCGTCAACCGGGCCCTCCCGGCGGTGGGCACGTTCGGGTCCCGGGTCGGGCAGGTGTTCAACGCGATCATCCCGGTGGGGGCGATCAAACGGGACTGGCAGGACCTGATGCAGTTCCTGGGCCTGGCCAAGCCCAAGCCCGTGCACCTGGTCACCGGGGACCTGCTGCACCTGCCCCGCCCCGCGCCGCTGTATGCGGGTGACCTCCTGCACGCCAGGCCGTCACCGATGCTGGACCTGATCCACCCGTTGCCGAAGACAGCCGGGGACCAGCTCGTGGCCCCGCTGAAGGCGGGCATCATCGCGGCCCTGTCCGGATCCGGGTTCGGGATGGCCCTGGGTCATGCCCTGGGGACGGCATTCGGGTGGCTGGGGCAGCATTCGGCCGTGTTCATCGGCGGCCTGGTCAACACCCTGGCGCACCTGGACTGGGTGAGCATCGGCAAAGCGGTCGGCGGGAACGCCCTCGGGTTCGCGATCGGGTTCATCTCCAACCTGGGCGCGGACCTGTTCTCCCCGTCGTTCTGGGAGCACCACTGGTGGGACCTGATCGTGGCGGTCCTGTCCGTGGGGCTGGTGGGGAAGTTCATCGGCCCCGTGGAGAAGATCATCAGCCATGTGCCGGTGCTGCGACTGTTCTCCCCGTTTCTCAAGGGCATCCAGAAAGTCGGCACCCCAATTTTTGACACCGTCTACTCGGCGGTCAAGGGCATCGGGCGGGCGTTTATCAAGGGGTTCGGGGACGTGTTCCCCGGGACGTTCGCCCGGCTGAGCAAATGGCTGGACCTCCTGCCGACCCGGATCGGGGTGTGGGCCATCCGGATCTACGACCTCGGCCGGCGGGCCCTGGTCGGGCTGGGGAACGGCATCCTCCGCGGCGCAGAGGGCCTAGGCAAGATCATCGGGACGATTATCAAGCGGCTAATTGACCCGTTCCGGCCTGCCGGCCTGTGGCTGGTCGAGTCCGGGATCAACCTGGTCAAGGGGCTCCTCGGCGGGATCCGCAGGTACATGGCCGGGATCGCCTCCTGGGTGAAGGGGAACATCGTTAACCCGATCGTCCACTGGGTCACGCATTTCTTCGGGATCAGCTCACCGTCTAAGGTCATGTTCGGGCTCGGCGGGCACATCATGACCGGGCTGCTGCACGGGATCATGTCCGGCGGCCGGAACCTCGGCGGGATGGTCCGCAAGGTGTTCGGGTCGATCCCGTCCGCGCTGGGTCACCTGGTCGAGAAGGGGATGGTCTCGATCTCCTCCCTCCCCGGCCGGGCCCTGCGCGCCCTCGGCGGGCTCGGGTCGGGGCTGCTCGGCGGCATCGCGAACCTGCTCGGTTTCAGCGGCGGGTCCGGGGTGGCGCAGTGGGGCTCCACCGTGGAGAAGGTCCTGGGGATGCTCGGCCTCCCTAAGTCCTACACGGGGATGTGGCTGCGGCAGATCGCCACAGAATCCGGCGGCAACAGATTCGCCGTCAACTTGACCGACTCAAACGCCGCTGCCGGCCACCCGTCCATGGGCGTCCTTCAGACGATCATGTCCACGTTCCTGGCCTACTCCGGGCCGTTCCGGTCCCTGGGCGTTTTTAACGGATTGGCCGATATTTTCGCTGGGATCAACTATGCCCTCCACAGGTACGGCAGGGCCGGGATGCTCGGCGTCATCGGGCAGGGGCACGGTTACTGGCAGGGCGGGCCGATCACCGAGCCGATCACAGGCATCGGGCGCTCCGGGCGGTCCTACAGCTTCGGGGAGAACGGGTTGCAGGAGTGGGTCACCCGCGGCCGCCCCGGCGGCCGGGGTGTCAATGGCGGGTTGACAGGCGGGCCGCTGATCCACGCGGACCAACTGGTGGTGCAGGACGCGACGGACGCGGAGCTGGTGGCCCGCAAGCTGGCCTTCCGGGTCATGGCCGCGAGCATGGGAGGGAACGGGTAGATGGCCCTCACCGGCATGACCCTGACCGACCCGTCCTCCGGGCTGACCGTGGTCATCTACCCGCGGGACGGGGTCTCCTCCGCGGGGATTGACGCGTCTGCGCCGGCGCGGGCGCAGGTGGAGCCGAGGGTGGGTGCCCGCGGCGGGGTTGATACGACTGCCTTCCTGGATGAGGGCGTGCTGTCCCTGTCGCTGCTGCTGTACCCGGGGCAGTTCACGGCGCAGACCCCGGAGGGGTTCCTTGATGAGATCGCCCCGCTCCTGGACCCCAGGCTGCGGCCGGTGCTGACCGTCACCAACGATGCCTGGCCGGGGAAGCGGCAGGTGACCCTCCGGTTCGACTCCATCGCCAAACCGTGGACGGACCCGACGCAGTGGCCGGTGCAGGTCAACTGGACCGTGCCGGGGGCGTGCTGGGAGGACGCCCTGGTGACCTCGGCGGTGATCAACGCGTTCGCCACCGACCAGACCGGCACCGGCCTGGTCTTTGACGTGCCGGGCCTGGCGGTGACCTCCGCGGGGATCACGTTCCCGCCGACGAACACCCCCGCCCCATCGCAGGTGATCAACCCGGGCACCGCGGCTGCGCAGTGGACTGGGCTGCTGTACGGGCCGTGCACCGGCCCGAAGCTGGCGAATGACATCGCCGGCCTGACCTTGGAGTTCACCGATGCGCTGCAACTGGGGCAGGGGTCCTACCTGGCGCTGGATTCCCAGGCGCAGTCGGCCCTGGTGAACGGCGACCCGCTCTCGGATGTGACCGGGCTGCTGAACTTCGGTTCCTCCTCCTGGTGGCAGATGAACCCGGGCCTCAACGTGATCCGGTACTACCCGACCGACGCGGACGACGGGGCGGTTGCCAGCTTGTCGTTCCGCGGCGCCTACCCGCTCTAGGAGGGCCTGGCCATGACGCTGCATGTCCCGGTGTGGTTGCAGCCCGCGGGCGGCGACTCTGCCATCAACTACTCCGCGCAGGAGGCCCGGCAGTACAACCGGGCGCTGCTGACCAGCTCGACCGGCGTCGGGGGGCAGCAGGGTGTCCTGACCTTCTCTAACCTCAACGTCGTCCAACGGGGCGCGGGGGCGAACCTGTCCGTTGATGTGCCGGCCGGGCTGGGGTTCGTTGTCGGGGATGACACCACCAACCAGGGCACTTACCAGGTTTGGAACGACGCCACGGTCAACGTGCCGACGCCGAACCCGCCGGGGTCAGGCACCCAGGTTCACCGCCTGGTGTTGCAGGTGCAGGACAAGCTGAACAACGGTGTCTGGGCCGGCTACCAGGCCGCTTTCACGGTCCTGGCTGACACCGGCAGCGGCACCCCGGCGGAGCCGAACTCCGCGATCACCCTCGCGCTGATCTCCATCAGCTCGGTGCAGTCGTCCGTGCAGAACGCGCAGATCACCGACTACCGGCAGCGCGTCGGGCCTATCGGGGTGCTCAAGTCGTCTGACACCTCGAATGCGGGCACGTCCCTGGCTGATGACCCGCACCTGCAGCTCCTCAACCTCCAGGCCAACACCAAGTACTCCTTCGATGCGCAGATCATGTACTCCGGCGGCACCGGCGGCAACGAGTCTGACCTGACGTTCAAGTTCCGCACGGCCGGGATCTCCTACTCCCACCTCAACCGGCTGAACTACAACCTGTCCGGGGCGCTGGTGTGGAACACGCAGGCGATCGGGGACACGATCACCAACTGCCAGACGATCGGCACCACTAACCCGGACTCGCCGTTGCTGATCGGCGGGGATGTGGAGACCGGCAACGCGCCCTGCTGGGCGATCATGCAATTCGCCCAGACCAACTCCTCCGGGACGTTCACCTGGCTGCGCCAGGGGTCCCGGATCACGATGCGCCCGATGGGCTAACAGGAGGACCTATGGCTGAGCACCTGTATGAGGTGGCCGTCACCAAGACCACCGCCGGCGCGGCCGCGGGGCCGATCGCGACGATCGTCCCGGCGACACCGGGGGCGGGGATCCGGCTTCCGGAGATCCGGGAGATCTGGGTGATCAACAACGGCGGCGGGGTGGAGGAGATCGCCCTGGGCATCCCCGCCGCCGCTGGCACGGGCGCGGTCACCGGGAAGACCGTCCAGCCGTTGAACACCGCTGACCCGGCAGGGCACACCCAGCTCGCCACGTCGTTTGCGACGACGCAGCCGACCGCGCCGGCGAACCCGTTCCGGCAGGAGATGATGCAGGCCGTCGCCGGGTACAAGGTGCCGTGGATCTGGGGGATGGCCGCGTTCATCCCGGTGGTCGGGGCCACCGTGTCCCAGATTGTGATCTGGCAGCTCACCGCGGTCAACAACGCCTACGACATTTACATCCAGACCGCCGAATAGCCGTTTAGGGAGCCTGGGTGTCGTTCGCGCCGGTCCGCCTTGACGGAGGCGGCTGCGGCAACGTCATGGTCTTGTCCCCGGACAGGTCCAAGCTGCTTGTCGGTTCCGACACGCAGGGGTATTACCTGACGGCGACGGCGACCCTCGGGAACCACTACACGGTGCAGAACACCGGCATCGGGGTCAAGCCGTTCTGGCGGCAGTGCGCGGCCCTGTGGTGGTCCACCGTCGAGACGAATGTGATCTACTCCCTCACCGGGGAGAACGGCCTCGCCGGCCGCGGCGGCCTCCTGGCCGGGGTCTACTCACCGGCCACCGGAAACATCAAATGGGGGATCCGGTCGGCGGTGCCGCAAGGGTGCGGGAACCACCGCACGTCTACCCCGGCGGGGCTGCCGTCCAACGGGTGGCAGCGCTCGACCGGGCTGCTCCTGTTTCAGAACTCCCTCAACCTGTTCGCCGCGACCTACAACCAGGGGGTGCTGCGCAGCAGCAACACCGGGGGGACCGGGGTCGCGGGCACTGACGACTTCCCGGTTGCGGTGCAGATGGCCGGGGCAGCACCAGGGACGGGGAACTGGTTCGCCACGTCGATCTGCGCGGACCTGACCAACGTCCCCGCCGGGACCACGTTCTATGCCTCGTTCTACGACGTGAACGGCAACCCGGCCGGCCTGTACAAGTGCACCAACGCGAACGCGGCCACCCCGAACCTCACCGCCGTCTCCATGACGAGCGGTCCCACCCAGGGCATCGAGGAGGTCTTCCAGCTAGGCGACTACCTGTACTGCGCCGCCGGGAACCAGGGCATCTACAGGTACGGGCCCCTGTCCGGCAGTCCGGCCTGGTCGGCTATCAACGGGGCCTCCGTGCCGACCACGGCAACAAACTGGTGGTGCACGGTCGCCGGGTACATCGACGGGTCCGGCAACCACGTGTTGCTCGTCGGGGACTCCAACCCGACCGCCGGGGTGCTCGGCAAAACCCTCATGTCCCTGTCCGGTGCACCAGGCGCGGGCACCGGCTCCATCACCTACACCAGCCTTACCGGGGCGGTGCAAATCGCGAACGTCCCCTCGGGGCCGTCGAGTTCTTACCCGTGGTGGATCCCGGTGTCCGGGCTGCATGTGTTCCTGGGCGGGGTCGGGTACATCTGCCCGTTTGTAGTGGTGGACGGCACCACCCCCGCGTCCCCGAATGCGTACTGCGCCGGGTCCGGCGGGTCGTACAGGTCGATTGGGAACCTGACCTCCTGGACGGTGGCCGACTCCGGGATGCCCATGTTCCTGGGCCACCCGGTCGCGGTGTCTCCGACGCACGCGGATGAGATCGAGTTCGGCGATTCGGACTGGGGGCTGTTCTTCGACCAGGCCGCCAACGGCGGCGAGGACGCCACAACCCTGATCCAGGAGGCCCCGCAGCCTTCGACGCAGGGGTTCTCTGTTGCGTTCTCTGAGGACGGCGGCACTGTTTACGCGGGCAACGGTGCTAAGTACACCAACGCCTCAGGGAAGGTGTGGTCTAGGCCGCGGGGCTCCCCGAACGGGTGGGTCTCGATGGCCCTGGAATCCCACACCTCCAACAAGGTCGCCATCGGCCTGGCCGCGTTCAACGACACCGGCGGCAACCAGATCGTCTGCGCCTCGGTGTGGGGGTCAGGGCTGTGGCGGTGGAACGGCACGGCCTGGTCCAACCGGAACGCTTCCATCGGCGCCTCGGGTGCGACCGGCACGGCGATGCACGTCGTCTACTCCGGCGCCGGCCTGGTGTGGGCGTATGACCGGGGCAACGGGATCTGGCGGTCCACCGACTACGGGCTGACGTGGACCAACGTGTGGTCCAAGGTTTCCACTGACAGCCTGTCCGGGACCACTGCCTACAACAGGTCCCTGGGCGGCACCGGCCGCCTGTGGGTGTCCACCGGCGGGCACCTGTACAAGCTCGGCGGCGCGGACTCCGGGACGGTGGCAGGCGGGTCGGTCACCGGCTCCGGCGCGTCCGTGTTCTGCCCCGGGTCCGGGGTGCCTGGCCCGGTGGCCTACGACCATGCCGGGGGGATCATCCTCGCCACGCAGGACCAGGGCAACGGGTCCGGGTTGTGGCGGTCGGTGGATGACGGGGTGACGTGGCAGGACATCACCGGCGGCGACGGGTCGTTCGCGAGGGCGAACGCCAACCCCGAATACATGACTGTCTCGCCGGTCAACGGGCGCGTCTACGTGTCCGGGTCCAACGTGGTTGTCCAGGGCCTCCCCGGCGGTGGTGGCGGGCCGCCGCCGGGGACCTCGCTGCCGTTCACGTTCGTGCAGACCTCCGCGAACAACGCGGCCGCGTCGGGGGTGCTGGCCCTGTGGTTCGGGGAGACCTCCGGCGGGCCGGGCCCGGGCGGCCTCGGGCTGCCCTCCCAGGTCGGGTCCCTGCTCGTAGCCAGGTTGCAGAACAACGACGGCACGGCGACGATCACCGCGCCGCCTGGGTGGGTGCTGGTCGCGGACCACCCGGCGCAGGCCACCACCGGCACCGCCCGCGCGCTGACGTATGCCTACCTCAATAACCCTGGCGGGCTCGGTTCGGCGGTGACCGCGCCGACCATCCTCCCGGCCGGGCTGCGCCGGAACCCGCCAGGCAGCGCCGCTGGAGCGTACGCCGCGGCGCTGGCAGTCACAGGCGGGCCGTCCGGTCTCGGGCGCCCGGCCGCCCCGGTGCCCGCGGGGGGCCCGCTTGTGATCCTGCATGGTGCGAACTCCCAGCCCGGGTCGGGCACCCCGGCGCCGGTGACGGGGGCGGTGGTGTTCACCAGCTCCAACACTGCCGCGCCGTTCAAGGGCCGCCTGGTGGAGTACTCGACCCCGGCGGGGTCGGTGCAGGCCGTGGACGCCGTGGGTGTTGCGGGGGCGCAGGCTGCGGCCACGTCGCTGCCGGTCACCGCGTCGGCGGCGAACACGTTCACCGGCGGCCTGGCCGTGGCCAACTTCGCCTCCGGGTGGTCGGTCAACCAGGCCAGCGGCTCCTGGTCCACCCCAGGCGGGTGGACCGCTGAGGGCAGCGTCAACAACACGTCGGTGAACTTCGGCCTGTTCGACCAGACCGGCATCGGCGCCGGCCCGGCCACGGTCACTACCACCGAGGCGGCAGGCACCGGAGGGACGGAGAACGGGTGGGCGGCGGTCCTGGCCACGTTCTACGCGACCCCCGGCACCCCGGTCCAGATCCAGACCACCACCCTGCCCGGTGGCAGCACCGGGGTTCCCTATAACCAGACCATTGCCGGGATCAACGGGGTGCTGCCCTACTCGTGGGCGGTGACCTCCGGGACCCTCCCCACGAGCGTGTCTTTCTCCAGCGCGGGGGTGCTGTCCGGGACACCCACGGTGGCGGGGTCCTACTCCTTCGGCGTGACGGTGACCGACTTCGCCGGGCAGACCGCGACCGCGACATTCACCATCGTGATCGCCGCTGCCGTGGTCATCACCACCACCAGCCCGCTGCCAGGCGGCACAACCGGAGTGGCCTACTCAGTGCAGTTCCTCCGCACCGGGGGAACCGGGCCGTTCACCTGGGCGGTCGTCGCCGGCACGCTGCCACCGGGGCTGGCGCTCGGCACCGCCCACGGGTTCCTGAACGGCACACCCGTCCTGGCCGGGACCTACACGTTCACCGTCCAGGTCACCGACGCCAACGGGCTCACCGCGACCCTGGCCTGCTCGCTGACCATCGTCTCCGGTGTTCTGACGATCGCCACGCAGGTCCTCTCCTTCGCAGCGCTCGGCCAGCCCTACACCGCGGTCCTCCAGGCGATCCTGGGGACGCCGCCTTACACCTGGTCGCTGCTCACCGGCTCCCTGCCACCGGGCCTGGCCCTGGACACTGCCGGGAACCTGACCGGCACCGCGAACACCCGAGGGTCCTACACATTCACCGTCAAAGTCACTGATGCGGTTGCGGCGACGGCGACCGCGTCGTTCACGATCACGGTCTACCTGCTGATCCCGGCGCCGGTGATCCCCGGGCCGTGGCGGATCATGTTCGGCCCCGCCCAGCCGGCCACCGGGATTAACGGGATCATCGGCCAGGCGCAAACCCGGAACGTCACCCTCCGCACCGAACCTGATCAGGCCGACCAGGTGGACATCGACATTGACGGCAGGTCCGCGCCGGCGCTGGGGATCACCGAGCTGCAAACCGACTTCATGGTGCTATTCGGTGACCGGCCGGTGTTCATCGGCCGGGTCGGGGCCACCTCCGACACCCTGGACTCGGGGGCGCACCGGGCCACGTTCACCGCCCTGGACTACAGGTCGGTGCTGCGCCGCCGGGCGATCCTCCCAGCCGGCGCCGGCAGTCCCGGGTCGCAGTTGTCGTGGACCAGCATCGAGCAGGCCACGATCGTGTGGAACATGCTCCAGGACGTGCAGGCGAAAGTCGCCGGGGACCTCGGCATCGCCCGGGGCATCGGGCAGTCCACCGGCACCGTGCGGACCTATACCGCGACGTATGGTGACATGGCCGGTGATGACATCACGACCCTGGCGCAGATGGTCAACGGTTTCGAGTGGGCGGTCAACCCGCGGAACGCGCAGTTCACCGACCTGCGGCTGGACCTGTTCTCCCCGGTCCAGGGCTCCGATAACGGGGTGGTGCTGCGGTACGGCGACGGGCTGGTCGCCAACATCAGCCGGGTGGTGGACCCGTCCACCTACGGCAACGCGGGATATTTCACCGGGAACTCCTCTAAATCCCTCAACGCGGTGCAGCTGGCCTCGGGGCTGGTGCTGCCGCCGAACGGGCCGGGCCGGTGGGATGTGGTGGTCGGCACCCAGGACAACACCCAGTCGTCCCTCAACGACGATGCGGCCGGGCAGTTCGGCCAGGCGCAGGTCGTCACCCCGGCCTACACGATCGTCCTGTACCCGGGGGCGTGGGGTGCCGCGGGCGGGCCGGACTGGCTGTGGAAGGGCGACTTTGTCACGGTGCAGATTGATGACGGCCGCCTGGAGGTCAACGACCGGCTGCGGGTGGTTGAGATGTCGTTCGACATCGGCAACGACAATGTGGAGACCCTGACCCTGACCGTGGGGCTGATCCCGTTCCGGGTTGACAAGAAGATCCCGGTGATCTTCCGCCGGCTCCGGTACCTGGAAACTAGGTAGGGCCTAGGTTCTAGAGAGGACGGATTGATGACCATCCCGCCTGACCCGTCGCAGGTGCCGCTGTCAGCGGCGACCGGGATCATGCTCGGTGACCTGGTGTGGCACCCGCTGTCCAACAGTCTCGGCGCGGTGATCGACCCGGCGTTCATCGACCCGTTGCAAACCAGCCAGGACGGGTCCCCGATGCTGATCACCCCGGGGGAGTCCTGGGTGCAGTTCGTGGACACCTCGACGGGGCAGGCGTTCGCCGCGCCGTTCCGGTCGATTGTGGCGGTCGAGCTGGGCGCGCCAGTGGCGCTGTTGTCGATGCCCGCTTTGGTGTCTCATGCGATCCAGGCGAACCCGCGGAAACTCGGCCGGGTGTTCCGCGACACGACCTGACCTGGGACTACAAATATTTGTAGTTCTTGTGTGGCAGGGTGAGCGCATGACCGTGCAGACCCTCCGCTCCCCGCTCCCTGTCCGCCCCGGCCTCGTAGGCACTGCCACCGAGCAGGCCCTGCTTGCCTCCTGGGCCGTCCACCACCAGCCGCACTGGTACGGCGGCCGCCGCGGCGTCCCGGGCGTGGACTACGCCTGGACGAAGCCCAGCATCAGCTCCCTGGAGGGCGCGGGGGACGTGTTCGTGGCGCAGTACTTCTCCCCCGATGAGACCAAGGACCTGACCCCCGCGAGGGCGGCACAGTTGCAGGCCGCCGGGATCAACATCGTGGTGATCTACGAGTACGGTGCCACCGACGCCAAGCGGGGGAAGGCAGGCGGGCAGCAGGACGCTTCTAACGCGGAGGTCCAGGCGAGGGCCTGCGGGGTGGACGGGTGCGTGTTCTACTGGGCGGTTGACTACGACGCCCCGCCCGGTGACCAGGCCGCGATCGACGCCTACTCAGACGGGTGGGCCTCGGTGGTCGGGGATGACCGGGGCCGCAACCCCTACGGCGGGTTCTGGCCGCTGTCCCGGCTGAAGGCAGCGGGGAAGGCTCGCCGCCTGTGGGGGACCCCGGCGTGGTCGGGGTCTGAGTGGGCGACCGCGGGGCTGGTGCCGGACATCATGCAAGGCGGCATCGTCACCGTAGGCGGGGTGCAGTGCGACCTGGACGCGGCCCTGTCGGTGGATTACGGGCAGTGGCCGCGGCCGCCCGCGTCGGACACCCGGGCCTGGCAGTGGCACACCTGCACGGGGACGGAGTCGTTCGCGGCGGTGGCCCGGAACCTCCCCGCCCCGGGGATGTCCGTGGCGCACATTCTCCGGGCGACCTGCACGAAGAACTCCGGTCACTGGGACGGCGGGACGTTCGACGGGCTCAACTACGACCTGGGCGACCCGCCGGAGAACCCGCATCATCCCCTCGAGGCGGGGACGCGGCTGTGGGTGCTGGCATGACTGCGCCGTTCACGGTGAACGTGGCCGCTTTGACCCCGGCGCCGGGTGACTACGGGGTGTCTCACGGGTCCGGGGCGGTGGGGCTGATGATCCGCACCGCGACCCAGTCCTGGGCGGGGCACGCGTTCGTCTACATCGGTAACGGGCTGATCATCGAGGCCGCCCCGCCGGCCACGCGGATCTCCCCGGTGGCGTCGCACCCGGATGCGGTGTGGAACGCAGAGGAGCCCAAGACCAGCGAGCAGCGGCAGGTGATCATCGCGAGGGCTCATGCGACGATCGGCACCGCCTACGACTACCCGGCCTATGTGGCGTTCGCGATGATGTGCCTGCACCTGCGCACCGAGGCCCAGCTGGATCCGCTGTTCCTGCACGATGACTGGCGGGTCTGCTCCGCGGACGTGGCCGACGACTACGCTCATGCGGGGATCGACGTGCGGGCGGGGATGGGCGGGCACCCGCTGGTCCAGGCCGCGAAGGCGGCGGTGGCCGCAGGCAGGGCACCGGCGTCCCTGGTGCCGAACCTGATCGCCCCCGCCCTATTGTATGACCGGATCGCGCAACGGCCCTGGGAGCACAAGTGACCGGGACGGCCGCACGGGTCCTGTGGGCGGCCCTGGCGATCGGCGGGGCATGGTTCGCCTGGTCGCTGTTCCTGACCTGGGTCCGGGGCCTCGGTGACCCGTGGGCTGGTGGCCCGTGGGTGCAGGTGAAGACCCTGGCTTCCGGGGCGACGGAGCGGTGCGTGTCCTGCGGCCCTGGCGGGTTCACCCAGCGGGGGATCCTGGACTGGACACGGGTGCCCGGGTTGCGCGCGTTGCGCGGCCAGGCCCTCCTGGACGCGCACGATGACACACTGGCCGGACTACAACAGGAGCGGCAAGCATGGGCAGATTTGCGCCGTGGATCGCAGCGCACCGGAAAGCCATCGCAGGGGCGGTCGGGTTCGCTGGCGCGGTCCTGACTTTCCTGGCCGCGCAGCAGACCCTCGGGGACGTGGCGAAGTACGCGGGGATCGTCCTGGCTGTGCTCGGCGCGGCCGGGGTGTACCGGGTGCCGAATGCGCACCCGGTTGTTACCGCCGTGCCGGTGGCGCCTGTGCCACCGCAGCCTCACCCGTAGGCGATCATTAGGGCATGACCGCGGCCGCTTTCGCTACCGTGCTGGCGACCGGGAACCTGGGCACCGTTCTGACCATAGGCACCACTGTCCTGGTCGCGCTGCTCGCCGCCGGGTCCGCCATGGGCGGGTTCGCCGCGTTCAAGACCGGCCGCACCAACGCCATCGCCGCCTCCGCTGTTGCCAGGGCCAGCGAAGCTGAGGCGACGGCGAACACCTGGAAGGGGCGCCTGGAATCGGTACAGGCCGAGTTCGACGCCTACCGCACCAGCGCCGACCATGACCGGATGCGAGCTACCGAGGCACAGGCGATCTCTGATCATGAGATCGGCAAGCTGCGGGACAAGGTGTCTACCCTGGAGGGCGTGGTGACCGCCCGGCATGAGCTGGCCGAGCTGGTGGGTGTGGTCTCCTCGATCGGTCAGACAGTCGCGTCGATGCTCACCCAGATCCAGGCCGACCACAAGCAGCAGCACGACCAGCATCGGGAGATACTGGTCGCGCTAGGCGGGAGGCGTAACGGTGACGGATGAGTCGCTGACCGGCAGCCTCGCGGATCCGGAGCTGGCCAAGGCGCTGGCGTTGATGGTGGCCAGGTCCAGGCGGGTGCTGTTCGTGATCGTCGCCACCCAGGGGGTCCTGCTGATCCTGGCCCTGATCGGCCTAGGTGTGCTGGGGTCGGCGCTGATCCGGGCGGAGCACCGGATCGCTTTCGATGAGGCCACCACGGCCTCCGCGTTGTGCGACAGCCAGTTCACCATTGCCACGGCACCGTTGCCGCCGGGGGTGTCGAAGTTCGCCCTGGAGTTCGTGGAGGCGTCCCGGAAGGGGTTCGTGGTGCTGGACTGCCCGGGGCAGATCGGCCCGCCGGGCAAAGCGCTCCAGGAGGCCGCGACCAAGTACGGGATCACCCTGCGGTACTGAGGGGGAGGCCGCCAGGTCCGCTGACCAGGCGGAGATCATGCCGCCCCTTGCGGCCCATAGGCTGGCCGGTGCTCGGGGGATCTGCCTGGCGGCCTCCACGCCTGATGGTAACCCGGCGCGGCGGGACGTGGCTGCAGGCGGGCCTGTGCGGGCCTGTGCGCGATCGTAAAGCCGGGCCCATGCCCTGACTAGGGGCCGGTGATCCGCGGGGCGGTGGTGCAAGGGTGTGTTGACACGCGGGTGCCCTGGGAGGCCGCTAGGGTGTGGCAGTGCCCCAGGAGGCGCACGGACCTCCTGGGGCACGCTCAGACCCGCGTGGCCCCGGTGTCAGGTTCGACCCCGCCGGGGTCCACGCGGAACCACCTAGTAGTGCAGGCCGATCACTACGGCTGAGATGATCAGGGCGGCGCGCCAGGCCAGCTCCCCGAGGCCGCCGACCCGGCACCGCAACAGGCAGGGGAGGCCGTGGAACAGCCGCGGCCACGGCCACAGCAGCATCACCGGGTCCTCGTTGGCGAGGTCCAGGGCCAGGTGTGACCACCACCCGCACAGGACCGCACCGGCGGCCCAGAGCGGCCAGGCGGGCCACCAGGCCAGCGGGAGCACGGCGAGTGAGGCGAACAGGGCACCGCCGGCGAGGGAGTGGCAGGGGCCCCTGCGGTGGGTGCCCCACCGGGACACCACCCACGCGACCCGGAACTTGACCGGGTGGGCTTTCCTGTTGGGCATGACCCGGACGGAGTACCAGGCGGCTTTGCGGCGGCGGGCCTTCTTGCGGCGGGACCAGGTGCCGAGGTTGTCGATGTCGGGGAGCGGGCCGGCCCAGGCGGCGATCGCCGCACCAGCGAACAGGACCACCGCAGCGGGCTGGGTGAGGGCGCACAGGGCGCCCCAGGCTGCTATGCCGCCGGCCATGTGGGTGGTGTGCTTCATGGCGCGGTCTCGATCCACCGGAACCACGGCGACCCGATCGCTGGTGCCGGGGTGTCCAGGAGCCCCTGGGTGAGGCGCAGGTTGCCGGCCTCCACCGAGTCGGCCCAGTCGTGCCGGTACTGGTAGAGGGGGCGGGGGATGCGGGCCTGCGTCCAGTCCTGCGGGTGGGCTTCGAGGACCTGCTTGCGCCAGGCCCGGTCCTCAGGCCACCCGCCGTCCAGGCGGCCGAGCCGGGCCACGTCGGCGCGGAGCGGCTGGACGACGGTGAGGTCCCGGTGCATCACCGCGCCGGTCTCATGCCACCCGCCGGTGATATCCAGGACGCACCCTTCCCACATGGTCGGCTTGCCGGCCTCGGTGTAGGTCACGTCGAAGGAGACGATCTCCGGCCGCTGGCTGATCATGGCCAGGGCTGCGGAGTACACGAACTCCGGTGCGGGCCAGTCGTCGTCGTCAAAGAACGACAGGTAGTCCCCGGTGGCCGCGTCCTGGAGGTCTTGGCGGTACTCCCCGAGGGGGAGGCCGCCCCAGTTGTAGAGGCCGACCAGCTCGACCGGCGGGGCATCCGGTGGTGTCACATCGTGCCAGTTCTGCACCTGGACGGTCAGCTCCCGGATCAGGGCAGTGAACCTGGACGCGCGGGAGGCGTGGGTGGCGATGAGGATCGACCACAGCGGCCGGGTCACTGGCCGTCCTGGCGGAACTCGAAGGACAGGCCCCCGACGGTCTCGCTGACGCCGATGACATGGATGGCATCGATCACCCTCGGCGGCGGGTCTAGCCGGTCAGCGAGTTTGCGAAGCGCGGCCGCAGTCCCCCACCTGGCAACCCGGCAGGTGTCGGTGAGGGTCTGCCAGCAGGCGGCGGCGAGGGCGGTGATCAGGTCCATATGATCCCCAGGCCATAGAACCCGGGCCCGGACTGCCGGTTGCGCCAGGCGTGCCCGGTGCGCTCACAGTAGGTGTCCAGGGCCTCAGCGACCGGCCCGCCCGGCGCGGGCAGGGACACGTCGCCTTCGTCCCACTGGGTGTCGTGGCAGGCGATCAGCCCGCCACGACGCATCCTCGGCCCGTAGCAGGCCAGCTCTTTGAGGGTCTGTTCGTAGGCATGGCTGGTGTCGATGAACAACAGGTCGATGGACGGTGGCACGAACGCCTGCGCCTGGGCGGACACCGAGTCGCATTGGGCGAACGACCAGGCGGGATCGGAATGCCAGGCCAGCGGCACGTCGGGCGGGTTGGTGTCCACCGACCACAGGTGCCCGTGGGAGAGGCCCGCGCCGGCGAGCAGCGCGGCGGTGCTGTTCCCGGCGCGCACCCCCAGCTCGACCAGGAACCTGCGGCGGGTTGCCTGGGTGAGGAGGTAGGGCAGGTGGTCCTGGATGTCAGACCATTCGGCGAGGCGGGCCAGGTAGGCGTGCTCGCGGCCGCGTTGCAGGTCGGTGCAGGCGTGGGCGGTCATCGGATCTCCTTGATTTTGTTCGCTGCGTGGGCGGGGCCGCCGGAGTCGGCCCAGTCCCGGTAGCGGTAGAACTCGGCGCCGGTCAGGCCGGCGTGTGCCGCGTCGTCATAGGTGGCGTCCCGTTCGACGCCGAGGCCGGCGGCCCAGTGCAGGTGCTCGACGGTGACTTCCGGCCGGTAGTGCAGGCAGGCGGCGGCGGTGCCGATGTCGGCCCACACGTTGTCGATCCAGTAATGGTCTAGACCGGGCAGGGCCATCCACCCGAGAGCGGCGGGGATAGACGCGGACATGACCGGGGCGGTGGGCAGGTTCTCACCCTGCACGCGGTCATCGCCGTAGGCGATCCCCGGCCGGCCGGTGGCCTCAATCGCGGCGATCAACTGCGTGTCCCAGCCGGCGGTGACGGGCAGGTGGTCATCCCCGAGGGACGCCAGGTACCGGGCCTGGAAACGGTAGATCCCGTCGCCTTCGGCCAGCTCGGCGGCGATGGTGTTGGTCCACCAGCCCAGCCCCCGGCGGACAGGGGAGACCTGCCTGAGGACCCGTTCGGCCAGGAACGGCATCATGGCCGCATCCTGGTCAGTGAACGGCGGGTCGAGCAGCGTCAGGTAGTCACCTAGGGCAGGGTCATCGGCATCCAGGCCGACGACCAGGCAGGTGTTCCCGGCGCAGGTTGCCTGGAGGGCGGTGATGAGCCGGGCCAGGCTGGCGGGGCGGCCACGGGTCGGGGTGATGATGGCAAGGTCCCATGGGTCGGGGCTGGTCACTGGTGCTCCTCAGGGTTGGTGTGGTGGTCCCCTGCCGCTGCCCGGCAGGGGACCACCGGCCTGTCACTCCTCCGCAGTAGCGGAGCCGGGGACGGTGACAGGTTCACCCACCGGCACAGGCGGGGGCAGTTGCTCCCGCCAGTCCGGGCCCAGGATGGCTTCAAGGATGCCGGCGGCGACGGCGGCTGAGGCGTGGCAGGCATCGGTGAACCCGCCTGCGCTGGCCACGGTCCCGGAGGCGGGGTTCTCCGCGAACCCCGGGTTGGCGGGGTTGCCCGAGGGGAGGATGACCGCCCGCGCGGCCCAGGCGGCATCCATGCCGGTGTCGGCGGTGATGTCCCACCGCCACCCGCGCTGGACGCAGACCCGGTCCAGGGCATCGATCGCGGTGCCCTCATCAGGGTCGGTGGGGTGGAGCAGGCCGGCGACGTAGGCGACGGCCAGGGAATGCCACACCCCCAGCGCGGCCGCTTCGGCGTCGGTGAGGACCCGGCCGGCCAGGGGCCGGGTGCCTCCGGGTTCCAGGGTCACCCCGGCACGGGCGACCTCCTCACAGGTCGGCGGGACCGGCGTGGTCACTTCTCCTCCGGCTGCACGGACGCGGCGATCATGCCCTGCTCCGCTTCGGACAGGACATACCCCAGTGACCCGAGCCAGGACAGGTAGGCCCCCGTCGCCTTGTAACCCCGGGGCTTGCGCCACGCCTCGTCGTCGCAGGCCAGCTCCGCTGCGCCGAGGATCAGGCCGACGAACACGACCTGCGCCCGTTTCGGGCTGGCCTTGCCCATCACCGCCTCGACCAGGTTCGCCTGCCCGGCCAGGCGGCCGTTGTAGTCGGGCTCCTCACCCTTGATGCCGAGGAGCAGTTTCCCGGTGGCGTGGTTGCGCTCCAGCTCCCGGCGCAGACCGTGGAATCCCGCCATCACGAACATCGACAGGGCGGCGTGGAGCACGTCCGCGGGGACTGACCCGCGGGTGAGCCAGTCGGTGAGCCACTTGCGGCGCACCTCCCGCGCGGCCCGCCAGGCCCGGTTGCCGTCGATGACCTTCTTCCGCTCGGCCATCTCCCCGTCTGACATCGGCCCCGGCTGACGGGCGGTGGACCCGCCGTACCGGGACTTGTGCCCGCGCTTCTCCGGGTCGGTGCAGTAGGCCATCGCCTCCGCCTCACCTGAGGAGCGGTAGGACTCATGCACCCACGCGGCCCTGCCGGGGCAGCCGCCCTTGTCCTCCGGGGCCTGGTGGGCCTCCTCGGCCAGGGCGGTGCCGCCAGCGTCCATGAGACCGTGCAACCAGTTGCGGTGGCCGGGGTGCTCATCGGGGACGTCGATGCCCTCAGCGCGCAGCTTGGCGGTGAGTTTGGCCGCGGCACGCAGGTAGGCCATCTGCTGCTGCTGCTCGGCCAGGGCATGGTCGAACTGTTCCGGCTCCTCAGCCAGGACCTCCTCCAAGACGGCCAGGGCCTCCGGGAACTCCTCCACTGAGGCGAGGCCGGCGGCCTGGAGGAGTGTCAAGCCGTGGTTGACAGTCGCGGCCTGCGCCCGGTCGGACTTGACCACGACACCCGCCGCCCGGACGATCGCCCTATCGACGCCGAGGGCCTTCGCGGTGGTGGCCTCGGTCATGTCGGGGAGGTCCAGGGTCGCCTGGATGGCGACGGCCCGGTCCCGTGCGGTCAGGCCCGCGCGGTGCTCGTTCTCATCCCACCTGCGGAGCACGTCATCCAGCTCCTCCGGTGTGGCGTCCTGTTCACGGGCGACGATGAATACCGGCACCGCGTAGGCCGCCTTGGCGGCGGCGGCGCGGCGGCGGAACCCGATCCGCAACCGGACCTGCCCGTCTGGGGTGATGGTGCCGATGCACGGGGTGGAGATCCCGTCCCGTTTCACCGAGGCCAGGAACCCGGGGGTCAGGTGCAGGGACGTGCGGTGGTTCGGCCCGTCGAGCAGGAGCGCGGGGTCTACCCACACCAGGTCCCCCGCGCCGGCGGCGGCGGCATCCTGGGTGCCGGTGGCCTGGTCGATTGTGCGGATCATGAGTGCTCCCCTTTCGCGTGATGCTTGCCGGGTGGGGAGGCCAGCACGGCGGCGGCCTGCTGCACGGACTGGCAGGCGCCTATAAGCATCGCCTTGCCGAATGATGCGTTGCCCGGCGGGATCCAGCCGACCACGGAGCCGATGATCCGGCCCTCCGCGCTGTCGCCGGCAGCTTCGGTGCGGGCGGTGACTTCTACGACGATGAGGGTCTGCGGCAGCAGGCCCGCCTCATCACCGGGGCTGAGCGCGTCCCCATCGGGGCGGCGCAGGTACATGGGTGTCATGTTCTCTCTCTCCGTCGTGTGGTGACTGGGCCTCCTCGGGCCCGGGTGGCTGGGATGTACTTGGTAGCGACCTCCTCGCGGTAGCGTTCACGTTCACCGGGCAGCCGTAGCGGGTCGCACCAGGCGGCCATCGCGGCGATGTACTCGGCGCGGTCAGTGACCCCGGCCTCAGTGGCGAGGGCCTGCACAGCGGTCTTGACCTCCTCAGGCAGGCCGATGATCGTCTGCACTACACCGGGGCGGGGCTTACCCACGGGGGATCACTGGCACAGGTGCCTGCGCGATGTCCTCCCGGACCCCGGCGATCACCTGGGCGACGGTCTCGGCGGCCAGGTCCCGGAACTGCTGGGTCACGGCGGTGGCGATCACCGCGGCGACCACACTGGACGGGGCGCCGCGGGTCATGGCTATCCCGGTGGTGTGGTGGAGCTGCCGGGTGATCTCCTGATCGATCAGCTCGGCCAAGGTCAGCTCCTTCCCGGTTGCCAGGCCGGCCGGGTGGCAGCCGAGGGCGGCGATCTTGTCCCGGACGTGGTGCCGGATCTCCTCCTCAGTGATCTGCGAGGCGCGGGCAGACAGCTCGGCCTCGATGGCGGGCATCGCCCGGTCCAGCAGGGTGGACACGATCAGGTCCGCCAGGGTGACCGGCAGGCCCCGGCAGGAGGAGTCGTGGTCTTCGGCGTCCACATGGTCCAGGTCAATGCACGCCTCCCCGAGGTGGTAGACGGGTGTGGCGAGGGTCAGGTCCTCGGCGGTGATGGTGGCTTTCACGGTCATGGGAGGTCCTTCCGGGTTGGTCATTCGGGATTCAGCCCCTCGGGGGGCACGGTCAGGCCGGTCACAGGTGACAGGCGCCCGTCATCATCAGGCAGGAACCAGCCGATGCGGGCCGGCAGCGGGCCGAGGGCAGGCTGCCAGTACAGCACCGGCACGGACAGGGTGGCGGCCCTGGTGCCGTGCCGGGTGACGATGTATCCGAGGTCCCGGGCCAGGCGGGCGAACTGGTGGGTGAGGCCGTGGCAACCCGGCGGAACGTTCCCGGTGCCGCAGAACAGCAGCCGGTTCGACAGCCGGTTGTCAGCCCGGTTGCCGAGGATGCGATGATGCCCGGCGAACGGCCCTGCCATGGTTCCGCAGGCAACGCACCGCCTGTCGCGGGCGATCAGATCACCGTCCACCGGGGGCCTCCGGGGTCGCGTCGATGATCAGGTCACGGAAGGCGTTGAGGTCGGCCAGCCTGTCGGCGGGGATAATCAGCCGGATCACGTCCGGAGAGCCGACCCCGGCGAGGTACTGCATGATCATGCCGTCATCCCCGACGACGGTCGCGGCCAGGGACGTGACCCGGCCATCGGGGATGGCCTGGCGGATCATGTCCGCGAGCATCCCGAGGGCCACGGTCCTAGCTACCTCAGCCTTCGCCTTGGTGATCGGTTGGTCTACCACAGGTGTCCCCTCAGAACTTCTGGCAGGTGCCGGTGTGCTCGGCATGGCGGGCCCGGCCGGGACCGGGGTCCTCACCTTCGGTGAGTTCCCGGGAGTGCCAGGTCCCGTCCGGGGCGGCCCAGACCTCGACCAGGCCGGCCGGGTCGGGGGCAGGGAGGACCGGGACCTCTATCCCGGCACCGCCGGTGATCCCGTTCGCGGCCTTGAATGCTTCTGCCTGGGCGGGGTCCAGGTCGGTGGCCAGGACCGGGGTGCCGCATTTACACACCCGCCGGGGGCACGGGCACGTCGGCCTGGTACCGCAGACAATCCCGCTGGTCCCGTCGCCGGTGGTGAACGGGACACACCCGGAGGGTCCTTTGGCCCGGCACCGGCCTTTGTGGGCCCGGTGCCTGCAGGAGCACTTGGCAGCAGGGGCCTTGCGGGCCCGGAACGCATCAGCGTCGGGGCAGTCCGCGAAGTGGGACTTGCCGCGGTGCTCGGCCGGGCGCAGGGCCTCCAGCGGGCCGAGGACCCGGTAACGCAGGTTCGACAGCCCGTCATACCAGACGGCCAGGTTCCCCTCATGCGTGCACGCATCCCCGGCGCCGGGGCACGGTGCGGGCCTGGTGACCGGCATGGCCGTCCCGCCGCTCACGGGGCGGGCGTCGTCAATCCATGCCCGACACCTGGGACCCGAGCACCGTCTAGGCATGGCCGTCCCCGGGCTGGTCGAGTTCGCCAGCCTTGATCGCTCCTGTCAGCGCCGCCCAGTCCTGCACTGAGCAGGCCAGGCCCCGGATCCACCCGTGGTCGGTGTTGACCTGGATCATGGAGGTCTCGCCGCCGTGCGGGCCGGGGATGCCGATGATGACCGCCTGGTGCTCATGCCCAGGGTGCGGGGTTTCGGTGGGCAGGAGGACCAGGAACGGCCCCGCCATCACCTGCCGCACCGGGCGGCCGTCAGCCATGGCCGGCGGGGATCAGGGTGTCATCGGTGACAGGCCACGGTCCCGGTTTGGCCCCGTGGCCCCAGGCCAGGACCTCCGGCAGGGACCAGGACCCGGGCAGGGACGTGGACTCGACGTGGTCACAGTTCGTGCACCGCCACAGGATCTCCGTCGCCTTCGGCACCGCCCCCATGGCGGTGGCGAACGAGTCCGCCTTGGACACTGCGACGGCCATCAGGTCGTCGTGGCCGCAGTCAGCGGGATGCCACCTGTTGAACGCCCAGATGACGCCCATGAGGCCGGCGCACGCTACGAGCTGCGCGGCGAGGAGCCAGGCGAGCAGCCCGGTCACAGGGTCATGAAGCATTGGCGTCTGCCCCCCTGTCCTGGTCGCTGCCGGGCTCGATGAACCACGGCGGCGGCGGCACCAGGTCCCGGTCCCACGCGCCGATGTCCTCAGCCCACCACAGCAGGGCCAGCCCGGCGGGGGTGGAACCAGCCATGCCAAGCAGGGCCTCGATCCGCTCGACGGCAAGGCGGGCCTCGGTGGCGGTCAGGTCAGACAGGCCGGTGATCTCCTGGGCCTCGGTGCCCTCGGGGGCGGCGGCGGCCGCAGCCAGGGTCTTGCGCACCCCGGCCCACTGCGGGCCGTGGAGGTTCGCGGCCTTGAAGATCACGCCGAGCCGGTTGAGGCAGTCACCTTTCGTCGCCGGCCTGGCGTCCCGGCGGCCCTCAACGCGGGCGGTGATCGCACCGGCCTGGACGGTGCCGCCGCCGGACAGGAGCGCGGGCACCGCGTCAGGGTCGGGGGCGTCGATCTCCTCCCCGACCGGCTGGGCCACGTCCAGGCCCGCAGGCGGGTCGGAAGCCATCGCGGCCGCGCGGGTCACCGACACCCGGTACTCGGGGGACGTGGGGGTGGATCCGCGGTGCTTCTTGGCAGCGGTTTTCTTCCACATGTCCTCCGTCCAGTCACCCTCATTCGGCCAGGTGCCCCAGAAGGAGGCCCCGGCGCGGGACTTGTCGTAATGCTTCTTGACCTCACGCGGGGTCATCACGGTGGGGAAGGTGGTCCCGCCGGACAGCAGACGGACGTAGCAGTAGACCCCGGTGAGTTTCCCCCGGTCCTGCGGGTCGGCCAGCCCCGGTTGCCCGGAGTCGTTGGCGGCGATGTGGTGCTCGGGGACCCGCATCGTGGACGGGTCCCAGGCGAACTGGTCGCCGGCGCGGACGGCCTCGATCACCACGGCCTCGGCCTCCCCGGAGCGGTACATCAGCTCCACCTCGCCGGTCCAGTGCTTGACGAACACGATCGACCAGCCGTGATTCTCCGGGTTCTTGGTGTCGGCGAACGGGATGTAGAACCCGGTATCGCCGGGCATGAGGCCGAACCGTGCACACTCGGCCATCGCGGACAGGAACGCCCGCGGGTTCGCGTCGGCGGCTTCTTTCAGGTGCTTGACCTTGCCGAGCTGGGCGAGGGAGAGCTGCACGAACGCATCAGCGTTGACGTGGGAGGCAGCGATCCGGCCGAACCATTCCCGGGCTTCGCGGGCCTGGGCCTCGACGGGTTTGGTTTGGCGCTCGACCGCGCCGGCGACGGTGCCTGCCGCGTGGTTCATGGGGTGGTCCTTCCTGGGGTGAGTTTGTCGACGTGCCGGGTGTGAGCCTGGACGGGTGTGTCGCTGATGGACCGGGAGCACACCCGAATGGTCCGCTCCCGGCCGTCCTCGGGGATGACGACGACCGCGCGGGCGGCATCACCCATCCGGTAGAGGAGCCGGTTCTGCGCCTTGGTCACCTTGGCCTTGGCGCGGGCCTGCGCGGCGCGGGCCCGGTGGTAGGAACGCCACAGGGACAGCGGCACCCGGACCTCGGTGTCGGTGAGGGACGGGTGCAGTTTGCGCAGGGTCATGGTGGTGGCGGGCTGGTCGTCTACGTCGGGTTCGTCGCGCTGGTGGAGGCGGCGCAGGAACTTCCCGGCCTCGGCGCGCATCAGGCACAGGTCTGCGTGCACGCCGGCGTCAGCGGCGGTGATCCGGTAGACGCCGATCTGCCAGGGCATCATCCACAGGACCACGACCAGGATTGACTCGGCGCCGGCGACGTGCATGTTCCATATCGCCTGGCACCGCACGCTGACGGGCATGGCCCTGGGCTGGTTGCCGTCGCCGATGACCCCGCGGCCGGGGTCGGCCCACCCGTCCTTGGTGGCCCAGGTCTTGTACTCGGCCGGGACTACGCCGGGGATCGAGTGCGGGGGCCGGTAGCGGAACAGGTCCGCCGCGACGGCGGAGGCGGCCTCGGTGTCGAGGAGCCACCTGTCCAGGGTGGCCATCTGCCACGGCTGCCCAGCATGGGCGTAGAGGCCGGCGCGGGCGGTGGCCAGGTGCGGGTGCTCCTCCCGGAGCATCGAGTCCACTTCGGCCTCCAGGAGCCTGCCCCGCCTGAGCACGGGCTTGTCCTCGGATTCGATGCCGGACAGTTTCGCGTGGTAGAGGCCGAACGGGGTCAGGTGAACCGACAGGCCCAGGAGGGATGCCACGTCGGTGCCGGTGATGCCGCCCTTGCGCCGGTCCAGCCACCCGGCCCGGTCAGCGTCGATGGCGTCCTGGGGCATCACCAGGACCGTGGTCACCGGGTCTCCTGGTCGATGCGGACCCCGGCGGCGGACAGGACGGCAAACACGGTAGGCCCGTTGAACTCGGCGAACCTGTCATCCAGGAGGCCGAGGGCGGCCAGGCCCCGGAGCATCCCGGCGACCCGGACCAGGAACCCGCCGATCACCTCCGGTGGCAGGCCCGGGTAACGGCGGCGCAGGTCCTCGGCGAAGTTCTCCCCGAGGGACAGGACCTCCGGCCTGTTCTCCTCGGCCTCGTCGGTGGCGAGGAGTTCCGCGTCGGGCAGGTCATCGCCGCCGGGGTACTTGACACCCTCGGCGCGCATCCGGGCGTAAACCTCCCGGTGCCAGTCGGTGGGCCCATCAGGGCGGGTCATGGGCGGGCCCCCGGCCAGTTGTGCGCGGCGCACCAGTGCTGGTAGTCAGTGCGGGTCAGGGCCCGGGCGAGGAGGTCCAGGATCGCCGGGTCCTGCGGGCGGGCGGCGAGGAGGTCCAGGGCGCAGGCGATCCGGGACCTCGCATCGGCGGCGGCCGCAGCGTCGATAGCGGCCTGGGCCTGGGGCAGTGAGGAGCCAGGCGCATGGATGCACCAGCCGACCGGCTCATGCGGTTTGGGGGTGGCCGGGCACTCGGTGTCTGAGCACCACAGGGCAGGCTCGGGGGCCAGGTGGTGCCTGCGGATGGGCGGGTCGGCGCCGAGGTGGGCATCGATGCCGGCGACCAGGCCGCCGGCGAGCGCGCACAGCCGCTCCTCCGTGGCTGCTGTCGCGTCCCCGAGGGTGTGTGCGCCTTCGTAGGTGAAGGTGATCTGCACGTCTACGTGGGTGCGCCGGGTCATCCCCTCGCGGGTGACCAGGGTCTCCGGGTCTGCTCTCATCGTTCGCTCCTGGGCCGGACCACGCCGGCGGTTGTGCGGCGGCGGCCGGTGATCCCGCCGGGCATCGGCAGGACCGGCTCGGTGAACCTGCCAGGGTCGGTCTGCCGGGCCCGCAGGGTCTCCACATCCTCCATGACCGGGGACTTGCGGCCCTGCGCGGCCAGTTTCCGGGCGTACTTGGACTGCCTGCCCTGCACTGCGGGGCGGGGCCGGGTCACCGGGCACCTGCGTGCACGGACGGGTCCGCGGCCTCAGCGGCGTCGCGGGCCTTAGACCGGGCCAGGGTCTCCGCGTAGATGGTTTCGGCGCGGGAGTAGGTGGACGGCGCGGCGGTGGCGAGGGTCGCGTGGATCCGCGCCTGGGCACGGAACCCGACAGCCTCGCTGGTGTCGGTGGTGGTCGCGGCCAGCTCCAGGAGCAGGCACGCCTGCCGGTAGTGCTCGGCAGGGGACGGCAAAGATTCGAGCATCGGGTTCCCTCTCTCCGGTAGGTCTTCCCTCACAACCTACGGTATAGGCCGACGGGGGTTCATGCAATCACCTACGTCTGACAGAACCGTGTGACCTGCCGGTACTTCCCCCTCCGGGGGTCCTCGGGTAGCATGTGGCGTGAAGGGTGTTCCTTCCAAGGATGGGTAGCGAGACCTCCCCGGAACTGGTGGTGTTCCCCCCTCTCTCCAGCGGGCCGCCCGGTCCCGGGGGTACTCAGCCCCCCGGCACCGAGGCGGCCCGCACAGTTTCCCGCCCTGGGCAGCCCGGTCTAACAGGTCTAAACTCGGCCTCACCCTGTAACGACATAGGCACGCGTTACGGTGGGCTTGGAGAGAGCATTACCCGTGGTTAGGGGACTGGCCACGTCTTGACCGACCACAGGACCTTGGAGGGCTGAGTATGCGTCACCTGCCGCATCCACCAAGGACCAGCCCGGCACCTGCCGCCTGTCAACCGAGTATTGACAGGCACCCGCAGCAGCCGGGCTGTCCAGCATGACCACCACCACAACCCGCCCCGGGCCCGCAGGATCGCTCCCGGGCCCGCGGGGACTACCAGCCAGCCAGGCTGAGGCCATCACGATCATCCTCGGCCTGTCCGACTCCCTCGATCAGATGCGCGCCTACGCCGGCGCGCTCTACCGCGCCGGCGTGCTCGAGGGGAGACGCCAGGCAGCCGGGTACTGCCCCGGCCACCGGGAACAGATCGCCGAAGCGTTCCTCGCGGGTGAACGCCAGGCCCGCGCCGATGACCTGCCCGCGTTTGATGCCGGGTTCGCCGCATGCTGGCAGCGGTTCGCGGTGGAGATCGCCACCAGGTCAGCGCCGCCGCGCTCCGGCAGGTGGCGGCGCCCGGTGTGCGGGGACCTGACCTGCGGCCGGGAAGCATGCCAGCCGAGACCCCGGCGGAAACGGGAACCGCACGACCAGGCAGCCATGATCACCCGTGCCCGCGAGTCCTGGGGGCTGACATGACCGCACAGGACTGGTCAGACTCCATCAGCCCCGAGGAGTACGCGGCCGAGCGGATCACCGCCCTGCGCGCCTGCCTCTACCCGGTGGAGGACCTGGGGAAAATCCCGGCCCCGGTCAGCCTGGTGGACCACTGGCTCACGATGACGTCCCTCAACTGGCTGTTCGGCGACCGGGGGTCGTTCAAGTCGTTCGTGGCGATCGACTTCGCCGGGTGTGTCGGCACCGGCAAGTCATGGCACGGGCATGAGACCCGGCAGTCCCCCGTCCTGTACTGCGCGCTAGAAGGCGCACCCGGCCTCTACCAGCGGGTAAGGGCCTGGGAGGACCATGCCGGTGAGGAGATGACCGGCGTCCACTTCCTGGTCCCCAGATCCCTCCAGGTCGTGGATGACGGGGCCGTGCTCGCCGGCCTGGCTGCCGAGCTGGGCGCGGGCCTGGTCATCATCGACACGCAGAACCGTGCGACGGTCGGACTGGAGGAGAACTCCTCTATCGACATGGGCCGGATGATCGCTGCGATGGACCGGATCCAGCACGCCACCGGCGGGTGCGTCCTGACCATCCACCACACCGCCGCCGGCTCCCACCGGCCCCGAGGCCACACGTCCATTGACGCGGCCGCTGCGGCGATGATCCGGGTGTCCTGCGACGGGGGCCTGGTCAAGGTCACCAACGAGAAGCAAAAGGACGGCCCCCGCGCGGGGATGATGCTGCTCAACGCGACCCCCCGCCTGGACTCGGTGGTCCTCACCGCGGACTCCGGGGTCGTCCTGACCGACTCGATGCGCACCGTCCTGGCCGCGTTGCGGAACCTGAATGAGACCGAAGGACCCGTGACCAACGCGCAGGTCAAACGGGCATGCACCTCCCAGGGGATGCCGGAGGCAACGTTCAACTGGGCGCTGCGGGAGCTGAAGAACCGCGGGCAGGTCGAGCGGATCGGCCCGAAGACCGCGCCGAAGTGGCAACTGGTCGACAAACGTCAGGCCACCCTGGACGGCCCGGGGGAGACCCCGCCTGAGGCCCCGCCCGCATCCAACGGGCACCGGGAAACAGCCGACGTGCCCGAAAGCCCGTGGGGAGCAGGGACCGCCGGTGAAGCAGCCCAGGTGTAACACGGCTGTAGGAACGGGCGGTTACACCCGTTCCCACCTGCGGCAGAACCGCTCCTGTCGGTGCCGCTCTTTCCAGCTGTCACAGCACGGTCACAGGCATAGTTACAGCAACCGCGCGAATGCGGTTGCCGCTCTTAGGTTTGTGACTACGGATCCGTCTAAATCTCTGACGGTGAGAGGTTGTCTCCAGGACAGGGGGGTGGCCGCTCCGCGACCCCCCCTCGGGCACCCGCAGGGCACCCTAAACCAGGACCTGGGGTCAATCCTAGTCCCCCCTGTCAACCCCCAGATGTTTGTAGGAACCCTACAAACTAGCGTTCCTACCTGCGGAAACGGGAGGAACAGATGAGGACAGGCCAGCGGTCAGCGGTCCAGCGTGCGCAGCGCGACGGGACCTGCCCGCAGTGCCACCGCCCGATCCGGCGGGGAAACTGGATCCACCCGCTCGGGGACCTATGGCTGTGCATCCGGTGCTGGCCGAGGAGGGAGACCCCATGACGTGCTCGACCAGGCCGGTGGTGCAGTGCACGCCGGACAGCCGCCACCACCGCCGCCAGTTCGCCCGGATGACCGCGCAGGACTCGGCGCTGATCGCCATCACCGACCACGGGGCAGGGCCACGGAACGTGGCGAATCTCAAAAGGCTGGTGCCGATCACCCCGCCAGGCGGGGCTCCCGCCGAGGATGGCCGGTGTGAGGCGTGCTACCACAACCCGGCGTACTCCTGGGCGCAGGACCTCATCCTGCATCAGCTCCTCGCCGGGCAACCAGCCCCGGTGCGGATCCTCACCCGGCTGCCGCCGTGGCGGGCGGTGATGCTGGCCCGCGCTGCGGTGGCCCTGGGCCCGGGGATCTCGGTCGGCACCGTGGACCGGCTCCTGGCCGAGGCCCGCAGGGTCGGCGGGGCCGGGGTCCTTACCGAGGGCTGGTGGAACGGTGCCTAGCGGTGAGGAGTTCCGCCGCAAGGTCCGGGAGGCCCAGGCCGCGCAGGCTCACGTGGCGAGGACCGCACGGGGCAGGCCCCGCCGGCGTGCCGGGGTCGCCGCCGTGTCGGGCCCCGGTATGGTTCGCAAGCTTCCGCCGCCACCTGAGCGGCGTGAGGAGAAGGAGGAATGATGGCTCAATCCGTGAACCTGGCAGGCACCATGCCAGGGGAGTCCGTCAACGGCCTGTACGCGATCGTGGAGGACCTGATCAAGGACGGCCGCAGGCTCCGCCTGGTCGTCGGCCTGGTCGACACCGACACGATCAAGGTCAAGGTCGCCACCGGCGACCAGATACCCGTGATCCAGTTCCGGCACCTGGAGGTCGCAGACCGCACCCCGCAGGCGGAGGCCGCCGGGGAGATCCTGCACGAACTCCTCACCGCCCGCACCGGGCAGGCTGAGCTGATGCTGCCGTTCACCCCGGGGTCGTTCGCCCCGCCACCGCAACCGAAGGCCGGCCGCGCCGGCGAGGAGGACTGATGACCGCAACCGGCATCCACCATGACCCGGCCCGCAAGCTCGGCTACATCCCGTCCACCCTGGCCGCGAGGGAGCGGCTGATCCGCCTCCCCCTGGGCGCGGTCCTCCCGGACGTGCCTGCCCTGGCGGACAACCTGGAGGCCCCGCAGTTCATCCTCGGGAGCAACGACAAGTTCGGCACCTGCTGGCCGACATCGGTCGCGAACCATGCGATCCTCACCTGGTACTACGTGAAGGGGGAGCAGGTCACCGTCACCGATGAGGACGTGTTCGACCTCTACCGGCGGTCAGGCAACCCGAACTTCGACCCCGCGTCCGGCACCGATGACAACGGCGTGGACCCGCTTAGCGCCGGGTTCCCCGCACTCATGTCCGGTGGCATCGGCGTGACCCTGGTCGATGAGCACGGCAACCCCGACCCCGCGTCCCGGCAGGTGATCAAACCGGTGTGCTACGGGTCGTTCGACCACACGTCCCTCCCGGACCTGCACGCGGCCACCTGGGCGACCGGCGCGGCGATGCTCGGGGTGAACCTGGAGATCGCGCAGCAGTCCCAGCCGGCCCTGTGGGACTACAAGCCCTCGGGTGAGTGGGGCGGGCACGCGATCATCGGCGGCGCCTACGCCCCCGCCGCCTCGGTCGCGGTCCTGGATGAGACGTGCATCTCCTGGCAGCAGAAGATCGGCATGACCGGCAGGTTCCTGGGCCACCAGCTCGACATGGGTGTCGGCCTGGTGTGGGAGCCGACATGGCGCGATGACACGTTCGCCGCCGGCGTGGACCGGGCCGCGCTCGCCGCCCTGTACCTGGCGGCCACCGGGCAGCCCATTGGGCAGCCGGGGTGAAGACCTGCTCGGCGCTGCGTGCCCGCGACTCCGGGGAAGTCCCTACCGGACACTTCCATGTCCTGGACGTGACCGAGGTCGCTTACGTCCACCTGGTCGAGGACGATCACCCGTTCGGCTGGCACCCCGGTGAGGGGCTGCTGCACATGGAGGGGTCCTGGTCGATCCAGGGCGGGGAGCTGCTACCACCACAGGAGGACACCGATGCACCCTAACCAGGTCCACCCGCGGCGTGCCCAGGTCTCCGCGGCTGCCCGCAAACCCGCACCCCGGTACTACGCCCGTGCTGAGGGCCGGGCCTTGCACCGGGCCCGCCGGTGGCGCACCGGCCCCGGCCCGTCCTGGCACACCCCGGTCCGCGGGGCCAGGACCGCCCGGGGTGCCGTGTACGACGAAGCGTGACCACCGGCCAGCCCTCCCGGGCAGCCCGCGGTCACCTGTCAACACCGTGTTGACAGGAGCAAGGGGAAGGAAACACCCGATGCGATTCCGTGCAACCATCACCGCCGCGGCCGCCGTGCTGGCCGTGGCCATCACCGGCGCCGGGTATGCCTCCGGGCACGCCCAGCCTGGCCCGTCCCGGGTCACCTGCACCAGCGCCGGTGGGATCACCACCGGTGGCAAGGCTAGCGCACCCGGCAACGGGTATGCCGTCTGGACGGCGCTGCCTGCGCCGCTGCCCGCGTGCCAGGAGCAGGCGTGGGTCAAGGTGTTCGCTGCCAACGGGCTGTCCGCATCCAGTGGAATGCTCAAGTCCACCTCGGCGAACCTGGGCAGGGTCACTGAGGCGCAGGTCCCGCAGGGCCTCCCGCTGGCCCGGGCGAGGCTGGAGGTCCAGTTCACCGGCAACCCGGGCAGCCGCCTGTGCAAGGTGTTCTTCCCGGCCGGGGATGGCACCTACCACCCGTGCACGAACACCAAGACCGCGGAGCTGACCGTCAAGCGGGTCGCGGTGACCTGGTTCCACATCTGCCTCGCCCTGAATCACAGCCTGTGCGCTACGGCTAACGGCGTCGGCCATAACCTGTCGGTAGTGTCCTCCGGTTACAACAAGTGGCAGGCCATCCCGGACGGGTCCGGCGGGAAGATCATGTGGCAGAACGGCTCCGGCAACTGCATGGAGGTCACATCCTCCGAGGCCGTGACGAACACGCTCGGCGGCTGCGGCGGTGCCGCTTCTGAGGACTGGACGGTCGGCGGGTCCGGCAACGTGACATTCAACAACTCCGGCACGGACCTTTACATGGGCACCAACGGCGCGCAGGCCGGCAAGCTGGTCTACGCCCACCCGCCGCACACCGGGTTTGACCGGGGGTGGGTCACGTTCTCCTGCTGCGCGAAGGGCTAACCTGCTGGACGTGACTGGCCCGGCTGCGACGGTGGAAGCGCAGCCGGGCCAGTCCTATCCCGGGTGCCTGGTCTGCGGGGCTACTGACCGGCCGTTGCGGGGGTTGCGGCAGGAGCCGGGGGAGGCACCGTGGCGGGTCTGCGCGGATCCTGGGCCGTGCCGGGACGCGGCCGGGCTGCCCCCGATCTAGTTCTGCCGGCGTGGACAGAATGTCACAGGCCCATGCTACGGTTAACACGTAAGCAATCGACCCCCTGGAGAGAGGGAACCAAGATGTCAACCATCACCAACGAGGTCAACGCCCAGTTCGACACCCAGCGCGCCTCACAGATCGCCGCCTACGTCAACAACCAGGCCACCCAGGCTGACCGGATCGCCGCCGCAGAACGCAGGGTCGCCTCCGGTGAACTGTCCGACATGGGCGGCGGGGCCTTCCGGGTCATGACCGGATGGGACCGCGGGGAAGTGTTCAACTTCGGCGCCAACGGGCTCCTCATGCCGCAGGCCAATCTGGACCTCGCCGAGGACGGCAAGGCCCTCGGGTATTTCGCCGAGCCGGAGTGGCACGGTCTCGGCACCGTCATCCTCGGCGGCACCACCGACATCCCGCAGATCCTCCAGGTGTCCGGCGGGGACTACTACGTGGACAAGCGGATCTCCCGTGCGTTCGATGACCAGGGCAACCTGCTGGAGAACTCCGAGGGGTTCCAGACCGTCCGGCACGGCGGCGACCGGCCGGCGGCGATCCTCGGGCAGGTCGGTTCCCGGTGGACCCCGATTCAGAATGAGGACGGGTTCGGGTTCCTGGCCGAGCTGATCGGCCGCAAGGAGATCCTGCCCGTGTCCGCGTTCCCGCTGTGGAACGGGCGGGTCTACGTGATGGCGCTGCGCCTCCCGGAGGACATCGTCCTAGACGCGCAGGGTGTCGGGGACATCATCCGGCCCTACATCATGGCCCGCAACTCCTTCGACGGGCGGACCCCGTTCCAGTGTGTCGTGACCCCGTGGCGGCCCCGCTGCTCCAACACTGAGCGGCTGGCCCTCCGGGATGCGATCACCACGTGGAAGGTCCCGCACACCACCAACGCGCTCAAGCGCATCGATGAGGCCCGGCAGACCCTCGGCCTGACCCTCAACTATTACTCGGAGTTCGCCGCCGAGGAGGAGGCCCTGATCCACACCGACCTGACCACCCGTCAGATCGACACCCTGCTCTCGGAACTGGACGCCGAGCTGTGGCCGGAGACGACCAAGAAGGACGGCAAGGCCGAGCCGACGAAGCGGACCGAGAAGATCCGCACGCTCCGGTCTGAGGGCCTGCGTGAGACCATCACCGAGGAGGGCGGCCAGGTCGGCCGGAACGCCTACGCGGTCGAGCGGGCCTACACCTCCTGGCTGGACCACTCCGCTCCCCGCCGCATGGCTGGCCTGCCCGATGGTGCCGCGAGGGCAACGGCGATCCTGGAGGGCTTCGAGGACGGTCGTAAGGACACCGTCCACAAGCGGCTGATGACCCTGGTCACCCGCTAACCGCACCAGGCCCGGCCTCCCTGGCAGGGAGGCCGGGCCCCTGCTATCGTTCACAGGTATAATACCCTTTGGAGAGAGGGAACACGATGAAGATCACGCAGGCAGACCGGGAGGCGGCCCTGGCCGAACTCGCCGGCATGAAAGCCACCGGCACCACGGCCCGGATCGTCGCTGACGCGTTCGCCGCCGAACTGCGCCCGCACCTGGCCAAGGAACACCGCGCCCGGACCCGCGGCCTCTACCGGGTGTGGGTGGGTGCGCAGGGACCTGAGGGCCTGTTCGGCGCCATCGACGTGTCCGTGACCTCGGGGAAGATCACCCGCGCGTACCTGACCCATGGCAACCACGGCACGGAGCGTGTCTACACCCGGGTTGCGGAGATCCGCACGGTCATCCGTTCCTGGGCGGCAGCGCGAGCGGCTGAGGCATCCCTGGATGCCCTGCTAACCGGCAAGCCCTACCCGCAGGCGGGGTCATGAGGCCGCAGGTCGCCGCCGGCGGCCGCACCGTCACCGTCACCTTCTACCTGCCCTCGGGGGTGATCATCGCAGAGGAGGACGTGCCGATGGTCACCGAGGCCCTGACGGAGTACTCCCGCCGGCGGGAGGGCCGGACTTCGATGCTCCGCGGGCCGGAGCACGCGCAGGCCAGGGCGGAGCTGCGGGTGCAGGCCCGCCGTGCCGCCCGCCTGGTCCAGACGATCACCACCGCGAGCAGGGGGCAGTCATGACCGAGGACGGCAGGCAGGAGCAGGAATGGGTCGCCACCGGCACCCGGGTCCTGTCCAGTGACCGGCGCGGGCAGGAGTTCCTGACCGAGACCGGGGAGCTGAAGGTGTATGCGGAGCGGGTGTCCTACGTCATCGGCGGGATCTACACCGTCCAGACCAGTACTAAGGGCGGCTGCACCATCCGGCACGGTGAGCCTGTTTACACCGGCCGACGCCGCCCGGCGGAGGAGCGGGCCCTGTGGGAGGCTGAGGACCAGGCTGCTGAGGTCGCCTTGGACCGGGCCGCTCTAGAACGCAAGCACCGCAAGGGCGGGGCGCTGGATGAGGCCCTGGCCCCGCTGCTGGAGATCATGGCCGGGACCCGCACCGGCACCCAGCGGCAAGCGCTGATCGGCTACGTGTCTGACCGGCTCGGCGCGGCCTACCACGAGGCGATGATTGACCGCCTCCGCAGCGAGGCCCAGGAGGCTGGCCGGGACGCGGCCAGGGCGATCAAGGCAGCCCGGAAAGCAGGAGGCAAGTGATGAGCGGCGCATGGATAGGCACGTTCCCCTGCTGGACCCACCAGGACCGCACCGGGGAACCCGGCCAGCACTATTTCGAGGCCGACCCCGGCACGGTCATGTCCGTCCTGATAGACCCGGACACCGGCCGGCCACCAGACATCGGGGAGGACGGTGCCCCGGTGCCGATCGACCCGGACGCAGTGGCCCGGTGCATCCAGGCGTTCATCTGCCCGGACTGCCTGGCCGCGGTGAACGAGGAACGCCGGGCCCGCCCGGATCTCCCGCCCCCGGTCAAGCCCGGCGGCATCCCCTGGACGGAGCAGCCATGACCGCTCACATCGCAAAGATCACCCCGCTGCAAGACGGGTTCAAAGTCACCTGCCCGGAGGGCTGCAACCTGGGCACGTCCGCCTGGCAGGACACCCAGCAGGACGCGGAACGGCGCGCCGAGCTGCACTCGGTAGCTACGGCTCCCCTGGGCCTGCTGCACCGGGAGGCACGATGAGCGGCATCGTGTGGCCCTCGGAGGTGTACCGGGCAGTCATCGCAGACGCCCGGGATGCGCTCCGTGACGCGGAGGAGGACCGGGACAGGTGGCAGGTGCACGCCCAGGCTGACCACGCCGCCTTGGGCCGCGCCTGGTCCTGCATCGGCTCCTGGATGGAGGTCGCCGGCAGGTGGCCTGATGACCTCGGCCTCACCGCCACCGGGCTGCACCCGCCGACCCTGCGGGCCTGCACGGCCGCGCTACAGGCCCGCATCATCGAGCAGGAGGAGTCCGATGACTAACCCCGCAGACCTGGCAGAGATCACCCGCCGCCACGGCCGCCAGCACACCACGAACCCGCGTCAGGACTACTGCCCTGCTGACAACCAGGACTGGCCCTGCGACGTGGCCCGCCTCCTGGAGGCACTGGAGTCCTCCCGCGGGGACGGCGCGGCGCTGGCAGCGGCCACGTGGTCAGGGATCGAAGCCGCTGAGGCCGCGCTGGCCGTGGCCGCTGATGTCCTCAACCGGGTCAAACTGGCAGCAGGGCCGACGATGGAACTGGACCCCGAGGGCAAGACCCTCGGCTTGCACAACGCCGGGGCCTGCTCGACGTGCCGCCTGACCCACACCCTGACCGGAGCCGGGGAGCTGAACATGGCGATCCTGGCCGCCCGAGCACAAGGAGGAGATCACTGATGCCCGCTGAGGATGGCCTGCTGTGGCCTGAGGAGGTCGCCGCGAAGGCCGGATGGACCGCGAAGACGCTCCGCGCGCAGGTCGCCGCGTCCAAGAAACTCCAGGAGGCCGGCACCCTGGGCCCCCATCACCTGCCGATGCCCGCCGACCGCAGGCTCCGCCCCCATGACCGGACCCCGGCGAACCCGACCGGGAAGGGCGCCAAGTGGCAGAACCTATGGCGGCCCGGGGACATCGAGGCGTGGCTGCCGAACCGCCGCAGGCCGGGGAACCCGGACGGGTTCGCCGCCTCACACGCTGCCGCCCGGGCCCGCCGTGGCAGCTAACCTGGCCTGCGCGCATCTGCACTGCACCTACTGTGAGGCGCCGCTGCGGCGGGATGGGTCCTGCTGCGGCGAACCCCATGACCTGCCCTACCGTGAACGGGTAACAGCGCCCAGGTCAGGCACAATAGGCGCCATGACAACTTCCCCCGCACCGATGACCGCCCCGGCCGGGCCGGCCTCCCAGCGGCATGTCGAAACGTCGATCACCCTCGCCAAGGGTGAGACCCTGACCGTCGCCCACCTGATCCAGCTCACCACCGACGCCGCCGCCGTGGGCCTGCCCGTGGAGGCGACTGTGCGGGTCGAGAACCGCATCAGCGGCAAACCTATGCGGCTCACCGTGGCAGGCGAGGCGCCGGTCACAGTGTCAAGGCATGATTGACAGGTGACCGACACCCAGCCTGAGGCAGCGTTCCGGCTAGGCCCCCAGCAGTTCGACCCCGCTATACCTGTTGAGTCGATCAGCGAGCACCCCCGCAACCCGAACGAGGGCGACATCGGGGCCATCCATGAGTCGATGGGGCAGCACGGGTTCGTCGGGGCGATCATGGTTCAGCGGTCCACCGGGTATGTCCTGGACGGCAACCACACCTACCGGACTGCTGTCGCGAAGGGTGCCCTGACCCTGCCCGGGTTCTGGCTTGACGTGGATGATGATGAGGCCCTGCGGATCCTCATGGATATCAACCACACCGCCCGCCTCGGCCGCGACGACCTGGCCCTGGCCTCCGCGCTCCTGCTGGATTTGCGCGGCCGCGGGGACCTGCCCGCGTCCTACTCCGATGACGACCTGCAGCAGATGCTTGATGACCTGTCCGGGCCGGCGGCGCCGGATGAGTTCCCCGAGTACGGCGACGACATCAGCACCGAGCACGAATGCCCCCGCTGCGGGTACGCCTTTAGCGGTGGCACTAAGCGGCCTGTGGGCGCTGAGGACGCCGGCGCGGGCCCATGACCCGGGTGCTCCTGCGCCTGCACCACCACGGCCAGGATTACCGTTGGGCTGATGTGACCGACCGGCCGATGCCGACGATCAACACTATCGGGATCAGCGACCTCGGCAGCACAGGCCCGGATGGCATCATGATCGCGCCCACCCTGGGAGGCCCCGTGCCCGTAGTCGACAAACCGCCGTACCGGGTCCCGGGCATGGGAGAGATCCGGGCCCTGGAGTGGAACGGGTTTACCGCCGCGTCCACGTTCTCGGGGTGCGGCGGCGGGTGCCTGGGCCTGGAGATGGCCGGCTACCGGATCGGGTGGGCAAGCGAGTTCATCCCCGCCGCCGCTGACACCTACGCCGCGAACCACCCTGGCGTGCACCTGGACACCAGGGACATCCGGCAGGTTGACCCGCAGGAGGTCCTGGACATCATGGGCCTGAAGGTGGGGGAGCTGGCCCTGCTCGAGGGGTCGCCGCCGTGCGCCGCGTTCTCCACCGCCGGGGTCAGGTCGGCGGGGTGGAATCAGCCGCGGAAATATTCGGACACGGTGCAGCGCACTGATGACCTGTTCGGGGAGTACTGCCGGATGATTGAGGGCCTGCGCCCGGCCGTGTTCACCGCCGAGAACGTCTCCGGCTTGGTCAAGGGTGTGGCGAAGGGGTATTTCAAGGAGATCCTGGCCCGGATGAAAGCCGCCGGCTACCAGGTGCAGGCCCGACTGTTGGACGCTTCGTGGCTGGGGGTGCCGCAGGCGAGGCAGCGGATCTTTTTCGTCGGCGTCCGCGAGGACCTGGGTATGGCCCCGGCCTACCCCAAGCCGCTCCCCTACCGGTATTCGGTGCGGGATGCGTTGCCGCACATCCTCGCCCAGGGCGCCAATACCGAGTTCGGTCAGGCAGCCTGGGAGGACGGGTCCCGGCCCTCGGGGAGCCTGGGCGCGGACCCGTCCACCGGTAATGGGCTGTCGCCGCCTGGGCATGTGCTCGAAGTCGCGGAGATCATCACCCAGCGGGGGCCCAAGGAAGAGCCGCAGTACTCCGCTGGGGACATCACTGACCGGCCCGCGCCGGCGGTCTTGGAGCGGAACGGGAACTATCAGGTCGCCGGCCCGACTGGGGTCACGCATGACCCGGAGACCGGCGCGGACATCACCATCGGCCGGTATGCCATCGGGAAGGAATGGCTGCGCCTGGCCGAGGGGCAGAAGTCGGGCCGTTACCAGCAGCTATGGCGTCCCGATGATGGCCGGCCCGTGCCGACGCTGACCGCCCGCGCCGGCGCCGAGGGCGTCGCCGGGGTGATGCACTGGGCGGAATGCCGCAAGCTCACGTTGGGGGAGCTGCGGGCCCTGTGCGGGTTCCCCCCGGACTTTGTCCTCACCGGGTCCTATAAGCAACGGTGGGAACGGCTCGGCCGGGCGGTGCCGCCGGTGATGATGGCGCACCTGGCCGCAGCGATCCGGGACCAGATCCTGGTCCCGCTCCGCGCGGATGGGAGGATCGGGTAAGTGTGCGGCATCCTCGCCGCGGCCGCCCAGGTGGACCTGTGGCTGGCCCTCGGCAGCCTGGAGCACCGCGGCCCCGACGCGCAGGCGTGGCAGGAGCATGCCGGGGTCTCACTCGGGCAGACCCGGCTGGCTATCCAGGACCTCGCCCCGGCCGGCGGCGGCCTGTTCACGGCGGGCCCGGTGGTCTGCGCCTACAACGGGGAGCTGTTCAACGGCCCGGAGGTCCGGAGCCTGGTCGAGGCTGCCCGCCCGGGCTACGTGTGGCACACCCACGGGGACACGGAGACCGTCACCGCCGCCCTCGGCGTCCTGCACCCGCAGGACGCCCTCGCCGCCTTCGACGGCATGTTCGCCGTCGCCTGGGCTGACACCCGGCACCCGGGGGTCCTGTTCTGCGCGAGGGACAGGTTCGGGGAGATCCCCCTGCACATCCACCGGCACATCCCGGCGCTGGTCGCCTCAGAGATCAAAGCGTTCGCCGCGCTTGGCCGCAGGTGCGGCGACGCGGTGATGGAGATCCCCCCGGCGTCGGTGTGCTCGATCCGGCATGCCGGCGCGCAGGTCACCGTCTCCCGGTACCTCCCTGCCCTGCCACCGGTCCCCGCACCTCCCACGGACCCGCCCGCGGAACTGCGCCGCCGGATCCGCGCCGGGGTGACCGCCCGGCTGATCAGCGACGCCCCGATATGCACGCTGCTGTCCGGTGGGCTGGACTCCGCGGTGATCGCCTACGAGCTGGGCCTCCTGGTCCCGGGCCTGGTGGCCTACACCGCGGTCATGGACAAGCACTCCCCCGACCTCCGCGCCGCTAGGGTCTGCGCGGAGCATCTTGGGGTGGAGCTGCGTGAGGTCACCATCGACCCGCCGTCCGCCGATGACCTGGCGAACGTGGTGCGGCAGATCGAGCAGCCGCACAAGGCGCAGGTGGAGATCGGGTGGCCGTGCCTGGCACTGGCCAGGCAGATCCGTGAGGACGGGTTCAAGGTCACCTACTCCGGGGAAGGCGCCGATGAACTGTGGGCCTCCTACGGGTTCGCCTACCACGGCGTCAAGCAGCACGGCTGGTTTGGGTACCGGTTGCGGTTGATCACCGAGCAGCACCGGAAGAATTTCCCGAGGGTCAATAAGGCGTTCATGGCCCACGCGGTGGAGGCACGGTTGCCGTGGCTGGACCCCGGTGTCGTCGGCGTGGCCCTCGCCCTCCCGGTGGGCCTGGTCCGCACCCGTGGCCGGCTCAAAGGCATCGTGGAGGACGCCTACCACGACGTACTGCCGGGCAAGATCCTGGCCCGGTCCAAACTGGCATTCCAGGACGGCCTGGGGATGAAGGAAGCCGCCGCCTCGGTGGCGGTCAAACCAAGGGAGTTCTACGGTGTCGAGTACCGCCGGGCATATAGCTGAACCTGCCAGGGTCGAGGGACTGCGGGACCTGGCCCCCGATCCCAGGTCGGACCTGGCTGGCCGGTTCCCCGGCGGCGGGTGGCAGTTCACCTCCGAAGTCGCAGCGGTGTTCGATGATCATGTGCGCGCGTCGGTGCCGTTCTACGATGCGATCCAGTCGCTGATCGCGGAGCTGGCGGACTGGCTCCTCCCCGCGGGGGGCCTCCTGGCCGACCTGGGTTGCTCGACGGGGAACACTGCCGCGGCGATCCTCATGCGGCAGCCCGACCGGGGCCTGCGCGTGCACCTGTACGACGAGTCGGTGCCGATGCTGGCCAAGGCCCGGCCCATGCTCGAGGGGCTGGCACCGGGCCGCGTGGCAGCGACGATCGGCCGGCTCCCCGGTGAGGGACTGGAACACGCCGGCGCGGACCTGACGGTGGCCGCGTTCCTGCTCCAGTTCCTGCCCTGGGCGGACAGGTTCCGGCTGCTGTGCATGGCCCGGGCGGCGGCTGCGGAGACGGGTGCGCTGATCCTCGCGGAGAAGACCCGCCCCGCTGACTCCCGGTGGGCGGAGATCGCCGCTGAGGTCTCCCACGATGTGAAGGAATCCAACGGGATCACCGCCGGGGAGATCCGGGCCAAGGCCCGGTCGCTGCGCGGCGTCCTGCTCCCCGGCCGCCTGGACTATGTGATGGCACAGGCCGAGGAGGCCGGGTGGTGTTCCCCGGAGGTCCTGTTCCGGTGGCATTCGTGGGCAGTGATCGGCGCGTTCGCTACGCCCTGAGGCTGGACACCCTCCCGCTAACCCCTGCTACTGTTCACAGGTAAGCATTCCCCTGGAGAGAGGGACACCTGAAATGGCTGCAACCGCCACCACCACCCGCAAGGCCGGCGACGTGATCGGCGTAGACCACCCGGACTACGACGGCCAGCGCTGGGTGATCAGCAAGGCCGGCCCCGCCAACTACTCCTGCCGCCCCGAGGGCGACCCGCAGGCCCGCGGCCTCCGGGTCCCGCACTACATGGCCACCGACCCGCCCGAGGCCGGCACCGTGTCCCGCCGGACCAACCGCCCCGCCGGCCTGCGCGTCGGCGCGTTCGTCACCGGCGCCCGTGCCCGTGGCCTCACCCCCGAGACTGTCCTGTTCGTCACCAAGGACGGCCCGGACAAGGTGACCGTGACCCTCCCCGGCGGCGACGACCTGTGCCGGCACTGGAACCTCCCGGTCCGTGGCCTGACCGTGGTCCCGCTCAGCGTCGCCGCCGAGATGCTGTACCGGGAGCACTGCTCCGCGTGACCCTGTGACTGCCCGCCCGAGCCGGCCTGCCCCGGTCCGGGCGGGTTCATGTTCCCTATGGGCAACTGTCCCTAACCCCTGCTACTGTTGACACGTAAGCAACCCGGAGAGAGGGAACCCGATGACTGACATGACCGAATGGAACAGGGCCTACACCGAGGCCAACACCGCCGCCCTGACCAGCTACAAGGCATATTCGCTGCCTGACCTCGCCGCCGCGAAGCGGGCCCTGTGCGACACCTCCCAGCTGGTCAACTACCCGGACCTGCCCTCACAGGGACGCCTCGACGGCACCATCGCCGCCGTTGACACCCTGATGGAGAGGATCGCCCGATGAGCACGTTCACTACTGCCCCGGCGTCGAACACCCGCGTCGTCGTTGACCACGACACCTACGGCCAGTACATCGGCCAGACCGGCACCGTTGTTGAGATCACCCCCGCGCTGGCCGCGATCAAGTCCGTTGACCTGACCGGGACCGTGTGGGTGTACCTGGACGGGCAGCGGGACTATGATGCGACCTCCGGTTATGCCAGGTCTGAGCCGGTCGGGTTCGACCCGTCTGAGCTGGCCCCCGCCGTGACCGTTGGCACCCCGGACCTGACTACTGACACGGACCTGATCGAGCACGCCGCCAAGACGGCCTCATGACCCCGAGGCCCTAACAGTCCTCCTGCCCCGGCATCAAGGCCGGGGCAGGGCTGTTCTGGGTAGTCGATACCTGGCGTGCCCTTCCCGGGCCGCCATGGTGCCGCGTGGCGCTGCTGGCGCTATGCCTGGCGATACCGGGGCCGCAAGATGAGCTACTACTCATCGCCATCACTGCTCTACTCCGCGCACGGAAGGCAAGGAAGGAAGCGGCATGACGCCATATGCCAAAGCGAGGGCATTCATGCTAGGCGTGATTGAGTTTCGCCGCACCTGGACTACGCACATTTCCGACGATTGTATTAATGCCTATGACCGCGGGCGGGAGATTGCTCATCGTCTCACGCTGCGTAGATGGGAAGACGAGTCATGACTCAGGAACAGATACAGGCCATTGCGGATGCCTGCCACCAACACGGCTACAACTTCGAGCTAGCACTGCGCACGGCGCAGCGTGACGGCGTACCGCTCTAATGTCCGGGTGAGCGTGACCCTGGCCTGACCCAGGGCCTAGGACGGGCGCGGCGGGCTGTCAACAAACTGTTGACAGGAGGGATGGTCTCCCCCGCCGCGCCCCTGCTATTCTGAACACGTAAGCAGGACCCGGAGAGAGGGACCCAGATGATCGACTACAGCACCACCGCAGAGATCGAATTCGGCGACCCTGAGACCATCGAGGTCGGCCAGCTCCAGGTAGGCGACTACGTGGTGAGCATCCCGGCGCAGGGCAGGACCCGAGGCACCAACGTCCGGTCAGCGGTCAAGCAGATCACCGAACGGCCGACCGGCTGGTACACCCAGTCCAGGCCCCGCGGCCCGAAGTTCCCGATCCCCTCGCGGGTGCTGGCGTTCCTGTCCACCGAGGACAGGTTCGACGTGGCCTGCTCCTACCAGGTGATCGTCCGCCGCCCGATCTGACCCTGACCGGCCCGGCCCTTTGGAGAGAGGGAACTGACAATGAACACTGACACCCAGGCCCGCCCGAATGAGCATGGCGTCACCTGGTCTCCGTCCAAGTCCGGCCGGATCCAGATCGCGGTTGGCCCCGATGAGCCCGGCGTCGGCCGCCACGTCGTCCGGGTGTGGCTGATCAGGACCGGCACCCACGACCTGGCCAACGGCTCCCGCACGTTCACTGGCCCGGACCGGGTCACTGAGGCCCGCGAGTACGCCAACGAGCTGTGGAGGACCCGGTGATACTGACCTGGCGCAGGCTCGCCTCCGGGAACTACGCGGCATTCGGTGAGGGCGGGTGGTTCTACCTCGCCGGTCGGCTCGACTCCGGGTGGTTCCTGGAGGAGGGACCCGCCGACGACGCAGGCACCTGTGAGACCGTCTACCGGCTCCGCACGCTGGGCGCGGCGCAGGCCGAGGCTGAGGAGCAAGAGGAGACCTCCGGGCTCCTGTGCGGCCGCTACAACATCACCCGGCCCCACGCAGCGGAGCTGATGGCAGCCGCCCGGAAACACCCCGACCGGGCCTGCTTCCGCACCCGTTACCAGACCGTCCAGCTTGGCACCGACGCGGGCGGGTACACGGTGGAGGTCCTTGACGCCGTGTAGAAACGTGTTACCGTCAGGACTGGCCCCCGCCCTCCCCCCCGGCGGGGGCCGATCCCTGTCAGGAGGGAAGTGATGCCCCTGGCCAGCCCTGACGCCTTTGATCTCATCCTGTGCCCCGGTCCTCGGATCTCCTCCAGGCCGGGGCACAGGCGTGTCAATGGGATGTTGACAACCCGGCTGGTCCTCCCGCCTAACCCCTGCAATGATTGACATGTAAACAGCACCCTGGAGAGAGGGACCCATGTTCACTAGCGCTGACGGGACATGGCGGGTGCGGCCCGTCGAGCTGGACCAGCCGCTCCGCCCCTGTGCGATGGCGTCCCTGCCCGGTGCCCCCGCCGAGCACCTGTGCGTCACCCGGCACGGGTTCGTCGTCGCGAACGTTCCGGCCCCGCGGCTGCCCTCGGGGCTCCTGGACCTGGCGGCCCTTGCCGCCGTGCTCCCGTTCCCCCTGGCTGAGCTGAGGCCCGCATGAAAGGCAACGTCTGGGACGACGGGCTCGGCGGGGTCCGGCTCCTGTCCGGGCAGTGCGCGACGTGCATCTACCGGCCTGGCAACCCGATGCGCCTGGAGCCCGGCCGCCTTCAGGACATCACCGCCTCGGCCCGCGAAGCGGACGGGTATGTGATCTGCCACGACACCCTGTCCTATGGGGAGCACCCGGAGACCGGGGAGGCCCTGTGCCGGGGGTTCTACGACGCCTATCAAACCCGGTTCACCCAAGTAGGTGACCGGCTGTCCTGGTGGCGGGAGATCCCGCCTCCGGGCCTTACCCAAGGGGAAGAGTCCCGTGACTAGATCAACTGCCCGCCGCGTCCGCCGCAACCTGTACCTGGCACAGCGGACCCTCGGTGACCTGGACGCGGCCTCCCGCGGCCGGCTCCCCCGCCGCCTGGTGCGCCGGCGGCTGACACGGTCGCTCATGCGGGCCTTGTCCGGGCGCTAGGCCCTGTCCCTGGGACCTGGCAGGCTAGGCGGTTAGGTGTCAAGGATTCATTGACATCCGGTGCGGTAAATGCTGGTTACCCTCCCGGCACCCCTGCAATAATGGACACGTAAGCAACCCTTTGGAGAGAGGGAACCATGAACATCACGCAGACTGCCGGCACCGAGATCGCCGCCTACGCCCCCTCGGGTGTCCTGGCCCTGGTCCCCGACCTGACCCCGGTCCGGGTTGCCCCGGCCAAACCGGTCAAGCACTGCCAGGCCCCCGCCTGCGAGACGGTCATCGGCTCCCACGGTGACACCCCGAGGGCCAGGCTGGGCCGGCGGTTCTGCTCCGACACCTGCCAGCGCGCCGGCCGCCGCCACGAGCGCCACACTGAGACCGCCGACTACACCCGGATGGCTACCAGGGTGATCCGGAAGCTGGGGCAGCGGGTCGGCACCGACTTCGACCAGCTCGGGGAGCTGGCCGAGATCGCCGCCGCCGCCGACCAGGCGATGAGGGTTGCCGTCTCTGTGATGCGCGAGCGGGGCCTGTCCTGGGCTCTGATCGGGGACCAGCTCGGCATCACCCGGCAGGCCGCGCAGCAGCGCTTCGGCCGGTAAAAAACAATCTGAGGGCGGGGCCGGGAACGCTGGCGCTGCCCTCCACTCCCCTGCAATAATGGACACGTAAGCTACTGGAGGAGAGGGAACCCGATGGCGCACCCGATAAGAGCCACCGTTCTGCACCCGAGCACCACCCAGCAGGGATACAAGTACCGGGGCGCGCTGCGCGATGCCCAGGGCCGGGTCGAGTGGACCTGTGAGCACCTGCACGCCAACCGGGACATGAGCCCTGGTATCCGCCAGTCCGCGCGGGACTGCGCCGCCGCTGAGCTGGCCCGGCGCACCACGGAGGCAGCACCCAAACCGGGCCCGGTCACCTGCCGGACTGTCGTACCGCACAGCGACCAGGGAGAAGCCATGAGCGGTGACCTGACTGCCTTCCTGCGGGCGCGGCTCGATGAAGATGAGGCCGAAGCAAAGGCGACGGCAGACGCCGACGCGGAGTTCTGGGCCGACGTCAAGGGAGACGGCACCCACTTCGGCCTCCACGACCCGGCCCGCGTGCTCCGCGAGGTCGCGGCCGGGCGGGCGATCCTGGGTCTGCATCACCCCACGCAACCGCATCCAGAGTTTGGCTTCACCTATCCAGGGGCGGCGAAGTTCTGCGGCTACGACGGACCCGGGGACAACTGGCAGGCCGAGCATGAACCGGATCACTTCCCAGATGCCCTGTGGCCCTGCTGGACCGTGCGCCTGCTCGCCGCCGTGTACAGCGACCACCCGGGCTACCGGCCGGAGTGGAAGCCCTAGTTCACCCGAGCGCACCGCCCTCCCGGCCGCGCCCGATTCCCCCGGATGGCTGCCATGACCGAGCACGGCCCATTCCTGGAGGTCACCCGCCGCCCCTAGCCGGCTGTCACCCGCCCCTGCTACTGTTTACACGTAAAGCACCCTTTGGAGAGAGGGAACCTGACATGACACTGACCGCCGCCGACGTGGCCGCCACCCTCGACAACCCGGAGCACCTGGGGTTCGGGTACGCCCGCACCCGCGCCGATGGGCTGCCGGAGGCCACGGTCACGGCCCTGGACGCCGCTGTCGCCGCCGTCGCCAACGAGCTGGGCCTGACCGCCGGGCAGTTGTTCCACTGGTCGAACTCCAAGCACGGCCGGTGGCTGACCGACGCCGTGTGGGGCCGCGGCGAGCCCGCCACCCCGGCCACCGTCCGCGAGTACCTGACCGCGCGCACCGTCGCGCAGGCGCAAGCATGAGCCGGTACACGGTCTGGGCCGGCAAGCCCCTGGCCGACCAGCCCGCCACCCCCACCCGGCCAGCCTCAACAGGCCGGCATGCGCAAACCTACCGGCGCACCGTCACCGGCACCCGGGCCCAGGCGATGGCCGTCGCTGTCGCCGTCCCCGACGATGACCTGCATTCGCTGGTCACCGTGGACAGGTACGACGGATGGGACCGGCTCCTCCGGCACCACAAGACGACCCGTGTGGCGAAGCGGATCCACGGGGCCTGGCTGACCGGCCAGATGCTCGCCGACCACGACGAGGCCGCCCGGATCGACCGGGCTAGCAAAGCACTGGCCGCCGCAACAGCGGCAGCAAACTGAGAGAGGGAACCTGTCATGAGAAAGCGCACTATCGTTTTCGGGACCGCCGCTGTCGGCGTGGCCGCGCTCATCGTTATCGGTGCCGTCACGGCATCACCGCCCCCGGCCAGCCACCGGGCACCTGCCACGCAGGCCGCCACCTCGGCTCCTGCCGCCGCCACGGTCCCGGCCGCGCCTGCCCCGCCGCAGTTCACCCCGGCGCAGCAGCAGGTCCTCGACTCCGCCGAGTCCTACCTGACGGACGGGCAAGGGTTCTCCAAGGCCAGGCTGATGGACCAGCTCACGTCCTCCTCCGGTGAGGGGTTCTCCCACCGGCTGGCCAGGTTCGCGCTCGCCCACCTTCAGGTCAACTGGAATCAGCAGGCCGTCCTGTCCGCCAAGGGATACCTGACCGATGGGCAGGGGTTCTCCCGCTCGGGGCTGGTGCAGCAACTCGAATCGGCCTTCGGGGAGCAGTTCACCCCGGCGCAGGCCCGCCACGGTGCCGCCGTGGCGATGCGAGGCTGATCCTGGTGTCTGACAAAGGAGGCGTGATGTGGCACCGCAGGAGGACCTGCCCGGACTGCGGGCTCCGGCATGACATGAGGGCCTGTCAGGAGGGCGGGTTCACCTGCTCCTGCTGTGAGGCTATCGAAGCCATTACACCCGAGCAGGCGTTCGCGATCAGCCCGATCAACAGGTGGTGGCCGGCTGACCGGCCACGCCAGGCTGGTGTCGTTGCCGGCCTCGGCACCACTGCTGCCGTGTGGTGGGCGTTCGGCCCGGTGGCGGCGGGGGTGTCGATGTTCACCCTGTCCGGGGTGGCCTACGTGATCGCCCGCCTGACCGGGGAGGAGATCTCGGGCCGCATGGCCCTCGCCCGGGACATGGCGGCCGAGTCGATGCTGCACCTCCTGCACGACCCGGCCGGGGTGTCGTCGGTGGCGATCGTCGGCCCCGCCCGTGGCCCCTACAGGTGGCTGGTCTGCTACCGGGACGGCAGGACCGCAGGAGGCTGGGGACCCACTGAGCGGCTGGCCCGCAGGTGGGCGTTGGCCTGCGCCAGGTGGCCGAAACGGCGGAGGATGCTGAACATGACCTACCGGACTTTGCGGATCAACCCGGCGACCGGCGGGATCATCCTGGACCCCCCGGGCACGCTGCCCACCCAGGCTGAGGGTGACCTGATCATCCGGCCCCGGTGCCCTCGGTGTAAGCGGTCGGTGGCGGTCGAGTTCGGCGACGTGTCCCTGCCTGGTGAGCCCGAGGCGTGGCTGCCCGTCGTGGCGTCCTGCCGGACACCGGACTGCACCAGGCGGGCCCCGGTAGGCTCGTTGCCGCAGCACAGGTAGGCCGCGTGACCGGCCAGCGGCGGCGCCCGAGGTGGGCGCCGCCGCTGATCTGCAAGGACTGCCTCACCACCCCAGGCACAGGTTAGGGAGCGTGAACGGATGCGGCGCAGTGTAAAGGGAGCGTTGACAGGCGGGGTCCTGGCAGGAGCGGCCCTGCTGACGGCCTGCTCTGCCACCTCGACCACCACAGGATCGCGCCTGGCAGCACCAAGGGTGGATCACGGGAACGTCGAGGCCACCTCCCCCGGTCCTGCGTCGGCACCGCACTGCGGCATTGAACGGTGGGCGGTGAAGACCGGCACCGACCCCGCCGCTGGCCAGGTGAACCTGACCCAGATCACCCCGTCATCAGTCCTGGCCCTGGGCGGCCTGCCAGTGCCGCCGGGCACCGAGCAGAACCCGGACCAGCGCGCCGCCCCCGTGGAGGACACCGTCTACCAGGTGCACGCGATCCTCCGCGAGTACAAGGTGGAAGCCGACAGCGACGTGCACCTGGTCCTCGACGCTGACGGCAAGACGATGATCGTGGAGATCCCCGCGCCGGCGTGCGTCGGCCCGTCGTCCCCGTTCGCCCCGGGGATCACCCACGCCCGCAAACAGTTTGAGCAGGTGTTCGCCCCCGGCGGCTACTGGCAACCCGCCGGGGTGCCGGTGATAGTGACCGGCGTCGGGTTCTTCGACCGCCTCCACGGGCAGACCGGCGTCGCACCGAACGGCATCGAACTGCACCCGGTCCTTGACATCCAGATCCTCTCCCCGGACACCCCGACCGCTGCACCGTCCCCGTCATGACCGGGCCCCTCGAGCTGGGGGCCCGGCTCGCAGCCAGGGTGGTGCGTGCGGCGAGTTCGATGGGTCCGCTGGACACCCGCCTGCCACGGGTGCATCATCAGCGGTATAGGCGGCCTGGCCCCGCCCGGTTGACCTGTGGGGGCCAGGCCGCTGGCCGCAGGCGGGAGCGGGGACCTTCTAGGGCTTTGACCCGCGCCGGTCACCGGAGCCGAGCCCTGTCAGGTGACCGCCCGCCTCCGGGCCACTGACCTCCGCAAGGGCTACAATCACCCCACACGTCCTAACACGTTCCGTGCAACCACAGGGGCGAACTGATGGCCACAGCAACCCGCACCACCAGCAAGCTTGAGGACATCCCGCTGGACCGGCACTCCAACTTGGAGACCTGGGTCCGCGGGTGGCACAACCGGCTCCGCAACCAGGCGTATGCGATTGAGCTGGGCGCGGCGGAGCTGCAGGGGTTCCTGGGCCGGGCCAAGGGCCTGGAGAAGTTCGCCGCCCGGCAGAAAGCCCGCCGGGTGGCCCGCAGGTTCAAGCGGGCCGCGCGCCTGTCCGAGGCCGCCGCGTCAGAGTTCTCCCGCGGGATGACCGCCTACCGGCGGGAGTACCCCGAACTGATCAGCCCCCGCAAGTCGGGTAAGGCCGGCGGGTTCAACTTCAACTCATGAGCACGTCAGTGCGGAAGACCGCCGGGGAGGCCCGGGACAAGGCGGTGGAGCACCACATCTCCCGGGCCGTCCTCCTGGTCCCGCCGTGGGTCGGATCGTTCCTGCTCCTCCCCCTCGGCCTGATCCTTCATCAGGAGTTCCCCGGCGCCGCGTACGCGGCCGGGGTCCTGGCCGTGGCCCTGGTCCTCGCAGCGCTAGCCTTCCATGTCACCCACGACAGGTCCGCTGTCGGCCGGCTCCACATCCTGGTCACCGCCGCCGCCGCCGGCACCTGGCTCGCCGCGGCCGACGTGGCCGGGTTCACCGTCAAGGGCGTGTGGTTCACCTACCTGATCGTGGCGATCGGCGGCGCGGTGTCGTGGAACCTGCGCGGCATGGCCCGGCACCAGGCGATGGGTGACCTGCTCGGGCACCTGTTCGCCTCGGCGCATGACGCCGCCGGCCTGGAAGGCGCACAGGCCAGGTTCTACCCGCAGGAACCCGGGTCCAAGGTGCTCCGCGGCAAGGCCCTCGGGGTACGCGGGGCGCACACCTCCAAGTCGTTTGTCGACGCGGCCCGCAACGTGGAGTCCGCCGCCGGCCTGCCGCCAGGGTCGATCAACTACTCCCGCAACGGGTCCGATGGCGCGGCCGCGGACATGACCGTCTCAGACCCCAGGGCGATCGACACCTCACCCGCCTGGCCGGGGCCTTCGGCTCCGGGTGCCAGCGTGGCCAAACCGCTGCGGGTGGCGATGTGGCAGACCGGCGAATGGACCGGGTTCCGCCTGGTCCCCGCGCATCACATCCTGATCGCCGGGATGACCGGCGCCGCCAAGTCCACCAGCGCGGGGTGGTCGCTGCTCGCGGAACTGGTCACCCGCCATGACGTGAAGGTTTATGCCGCGGACACGGTGAAGGGTGAGCAGACCCTCGGCGCGTTCCGCCCCTGCCTCGCCACCGACGCCCCGGGGTGTGAGGGCGGCATCCTCACCGACCCCGACCACGCCGCCGGGCTGCTCGCCTGGGCCAGGGCGCAGATCCGCCCGAGGACCGACTACCTGGCCTCCAAGGGGGTCATGGAATGGCAGGAAAGCTGCGGTATTGACCTGCTGGTGTTCTGGCTGGAGGAGGCACCCGACTTCATCGACCACGCCGGGGAGGCCGCCGCTGAGGAGTGGGTCAAGTCGATGAAAGCCGCCAGGTCGGCGGGGATCATCTTCGTCTACTCCTGCCAGCGGCCGGACTGGTCCCAGATGCCCACCATCGCCCGGGCACAGTTCGCCGGCCGGGTCGCGATGGGTGTCAACACCTCCGGTGACGCGGACCTGTGCATCACCGAACGGCAGGACCGCGCCGGGTGTGAGCCGGAGCACTGGGCCGACCGGGAGAAAGGCAAGGCGTACCTGGACGGCCCGTGGGTCACCGATGAGCAGGTCCCGCTGACGGCCCGGTTCTGCTTCTGGGGACGGGACTCCTCGCTGATCACCGAGCACTGCCGGGCATTCGCCCGGCAGGCTACTGCGCCCGCACCAGGAGGAGGACCTGTGGGCATCTTCGACCGTTTCCGTGACCCTGACCCCGCCGGCCTGGCCGACGACGAGGACCTGTACGCCGACACTAGGACACCTGAGGATGAGGCCCTGTCGGTCCTCGGCCCCGACGACGACCCGGTGCCTGAGGCGGCCAGCCTGGAGCCTTCGGGGACCGAGTGGGTGTTCGGTGAGGAGGCACCACCGGAGGACGCACCCGAAGCCGACGCCGAGCAGGCGTTCGACAAGTGGCTGGCTGAGCGGGCCCGCATGGGTCAGCGGACGTTCCGTGCCGCCGACCTGGTGGAGATGCGCGCCAGTTGCGGCCGGTCCCGGTCGTGGGTGTATGACCAGCTCCAGGTCCGTGTTGCCCGCGGGCAACTGTCCCGCGGTGAGGGCACCTGGACAATCCGGGACGCCGCATGAGCAGCCTGGTGGTCGAGCCGGACGGCCGGCCCACGGTCACCGTCGCACCAGGGAAAAGGCTGATCGCCGGATCCAGTGCGGCAGCGGACCTGATCCTGCCGGGCCTCAACCCGCAGCACGCCGTGTTCTACCACGACCCCGACCAGGGGTGGCTGGTCGCGCACTTCGGCGCGGAGGTCCGCGTCAACGATTCCGAGCCGATCTTCGCCCCCACGGTCCTGGCCGCAGGTGACCGGGTGCGCCTCGGCCCCGCGACCGTCACCGTCGTCCCAATCTGAGAGAGGGGAGATCCCGATGTGTGAACCGAAAGCCCGTGCAGGCGGCCGCACGATCGGCGCGGGCATCAGCCTCGCCGGCCTCGCCGCCGCCGCCACCGGGCTGAACGAGGCCCTGCTGATCGCAGAAGACGCCGCCGCGATCATCACCGCCCTGGCCGTCATCGGCCTGGTCGCGGTCCTGTGGCGCGCCGGTGTCGTCGCCGCGTCCGTGCGCGCGGGTGCGCGGACCACGACGTGGAGTGTCACCCAAGTACGCGGCCTGGCAGCCGGGCAGGCGCGCAGGCGCGCGCGCAGCCGTCTAGCTATCCGGGCACGGGGGCTGGGGGAACTACCGCCCGGGCAGGGACCTGTCGTCGGACGTGTCGTCGGCAGGCCCGCACGGCTGGGGGTTCCCAGGTGGGCACGGGTGACGGCAGGCGACGACAGCCAGGCGACGACAATCCGGCTGCCTGGTGTTGTCGCCCCTGGTCAGGAGCCTGTGGTGCTCCTGGTGGAGGAGGTAGGTGACCTGCTGAGCAGGTTCGGTGTGGACAGCGAGAAGTGGCAGCGGGAACTGATCGCCGCAGCTATGAACCATCCCGGCAGGCTGGCCCCGCCGACCTGGAGGCGGGGTGGATGAGGCAGCGTTCCTGGCCGCGCGGGTGGACGAGGAGGAGGCGTGGATACGTGACTTCGCCCGGCTGCTCGATGAGATTCAGATGGACAACGCCGACACACTCAGGCACCAGCAGGCGAACACGGCGTACGTCTTCGGCCAGGAGCACATGCACCCAGACCGCCTGCTCCGTCAGGTCGAGGCCGGGCGCAAGCTTCTTGCCGCGTACCGGAAAGCCACAGGGACCGGCCCGGAGGACTGGCCAGGAGACCCGGCCTACTGTGCCGGCCTGCTTGATGCCATCAAGATCAGCGCCGCCGTCTACAGCGGCCACCCGGAATATGAACCATGCTGAATAGAGCCGGCCACGTCCTCGCGGTCCTGCTCATAGCCGCGGCGGTCGCGGGGTTCGCCTACGCCGCCTGGTCCTGGGCCGGCCTGACCATGGCCGGCCTCGCGGAGGCCGGGGCTTACGGGTGGTCGCTGCACCGCAACGAGTGGGAGGACTGCCCGCGGTGCGGTGCCCGCGGCCGCCACCACGGGATGATCGCCTCCCGGGCCCGGCACGGTTGCGGCAGGTGCGACGGGACCGGCGGTGAGGTCGTCCGCCTGGGGGTGCGGGTGTTCCGCCCGGCGCGGGCGCAGGAGTTGCTGCGTCACGCCGGCGTTGACCGGCCGTGGTGGCGCGGGTGATCGCCGGGCTGCTGTCCGCGTTCAACGGGCAGGGCGACAGGCACGACCCGGACAGGTGCCGGCGGCGCAGGTGCAGGGAACGCAGGTGCAAGGACTGGCGGGCCGGGTTCGGCGCTGGCCGGGGCGCGGGGTTCGCGGACGGGCACGCGGCAGGGTATGAGGAGGGGCGGGCCGATGTGATCGCGGAGAGCAGGGCAGCGGGATGATAGTGGCCATGATGAGAGCGGTTGCCCGGGTGGCCGGCCCGGTGGTGTGGGCGTGGGTGATCTGCGCGGTGTTCGGCCTGCCGTCGATCCTGTTCACGGCCGTAGCGGGGTTCCTGGTGTTGCGGGCCACGGTGGAGGCGTGCAAGCCGCCGTTGACGATCCGGCGGGTCAAGTTGCCGACCAGGGACCGGGTGCCAGGCTCCCCGCTGGGCGGGACCCGGCTGCTCACCCCGCGGGAGGTCGAGCAGATCCGGGAAGCATGGCGGGCCAAGCAGCCGAAGCTCCAGGAGCCGCCTGCCGCGCCAAGGGTCTGCTCGCATGGGCAGGTGGAGGAGATCCGGTCATGTGTAACCGGCGCCCTGGTCGCCTTGTGGTGCCCGGTCTGTGACCGGCAGTCCACCTGTCACAACGTGATCCTGGCCAAGTCGCTGGCACCGGACCCGGGGATGGTCACCATGTACGTCGCGGCGTGGGCGAGGCTGCTCAACCGGGAACGCGGCCGCGTTGAGGCCCTGACCCGCGGGCAAACATGATCCCCGGCGGGGAGCTGCACGCGGTCCTGGAGGGCGGACCCCAGGACGGGGAGACGATGTGGGTGTCCAGGACCGCGACCTACGTCAACGGCCGGTACTCCTGGCCGATCCCGCCGCCACCCAGTCACCCAGACCGGCCGGCCTTCCCGTGGACGCGGCCCTGGCGGGTGCGGTGGTGGCGGCGGGAGCTGGCCGCGTGGAAGGCGTGGAAACCGCCCCTGGTCAACCCGCGGCAGGAATACCTGATCTGGCAGCGCACCGACCGGCAGCACGACGGCTGCCAGGTGTTCACCCTGGCCACCCCGTGGGAGCCCTACAAGGTGACCGTGGACCTGTCAGCGACGATCGCCGGGCAGCCCCCGTCGTTGTATGCGTTGTACGGCGGGGCGATCTACCAGGCCCACCCGATGGTCCGCAACGACCCGCGCACCGTCCTGCGCATGGCACCTGCGCACATGGCCGGGCTGCAGCAGCTCATGCCGCCGGTCCAGCTCATGCCGCCGGTCCAGCTCATGCCGCCGGTCCAGCTCATGCCGCCGGTCCTGCCCGACCCGGCCGAATACTGGCCTGTAGGCGTGAGCCCGCCGCCGCCAGTACCACCGGCGCTGCTCGGCCTGCGGGTGGAGGTCGATGACCAGGCCGACCCGCCGTACCTGCTTAACGAGCGGTTCCCGCAAGGGTGGCCGAACTACGCCTAAACTGCCGACCTGGTGGCGCCGCCTCACCCTGGCCGGGAGGCGGCGCCACCCTGCTAGCCTCAGCGGCAAGCGCGGCCTCGCTGGCGATAACCGTCCTCACATCCGCGCTAGTGCGTGCAGCCGGTATGGCGGTTCGGCCACCCGGGACAGATCATCTGAGCGAGGGCCGGCAGCACAACCGCTGCTATCGTTCCCGGTGTGACCTCCCCCGCAGACCAGGCCGACCTGACACCGTTCCAACGGCAGGTACTCGCCCAGCTCGCGTCGATCACGACGACGCTCGGCCAGCACGGCACCTCACTGCGGTCCCTCCAAACGAAGGCGGATCTCCTCATGGGTGCCCAAGACGACCTGATCGCCGCAGCCGCAGCGATCCAAGCGCAGAACGCCGCAATGGCCGGTGTCGCAACCGCGCTCGGCGCGGCGGTGGCGAACCTCCAAGCCGGGGAGACCGCGATCAAGGCCGAGATCGCCGCCCTATCCGGGCAGGGCGTAGACACCTCCGGCCTGAACGCGGCTGTCGCGCAGATCAACACCCAGCCCCTCGCCGACGCCGCGACCGCACTGGCCGCCGAGGTGCAGAACGTCGACAACATCGCACCGGCAGGCCCCTGACCCCGCATCCTCGGGGGTAGCGCCGCCAGCCCGCCACGGGCCGGCGGCGCTACGCTTGCCCCATGGCCGGACTCCTGATCATCCTCGCCTGGATCGCCGCAGCGATCCTCGCCGCGCTCGCATTCCTGTCCCACACCGGCACCGGGGTCTCCGCCCCCGCATGGTGCGGGTGGCTCGCCGTCCTGATAATCGCCGTCCTCGGCTGCATCGGTGCCTTCGGTGACCGCCACCACTAACCGGACTGCCGTCACTGAGTGCTGCGGTGCCCGGCTCCGCAGCAGCACCAGCCAGGCCCCGTCCTGGCGCACCTGTTCCCGGTGCGGCCTGCCGGTGCAGGCCACCGGGCAGGTCTACATGGACGGGGCCGTGCTCCGCGCCGCGGCCGCCGTGATCCGCCGCCGGGCTACCCGCCGGTCCTTCACCCTGGATGTCCTAGTCAGGGTCCTCCGCAACACCGCTGTGAAGGCCGACCGTGACAAGGTCCTATAACACCCAGGTCGGCCTGGGCACCGAACACCAGGCGCAGCGCAGGCAAGCGATCACCAGGCTGCGCCCCGGGATCGACACCTGCGCTCACCCGGAGTACTGCGGCGGACTGCCCATGTGGCCCACACCCAAGGCAGCGGTAGCCGCAGGCGTCCCCGCATGGCTCGGGAGACTCGACCTAGACCACTGGCCTGGACGCATCTTCGGGGGACCTCAACACCTGGCACTCTCCCACTCCACCTGCAACCGGCGGGCAGGCGCCGCGATGGGCAACCGGCTACGCGGCATGGGCATACGCCGCACGGTGAGACGACGCCCTACAGGCAGGGACTACAACCGGCAACGCCGCGCCAGGTGGTGACCTGCCGCGCAGCGGCAGGAGTCACGCATAACGCAGAGATCCCACCCACCCAGCCCGGCACTGCCCCCCCACCACCCACCCGCGACCACCCGCGACGGGACCTCCCACGATCAAGGGACTCCCTACCGCGAGGGGGGTTTTTTGTATAAGGCGCCTCTCAC